CTTGGTAATCTCAGACCATTTCATGAGTTCCCCTCCAGCGACTTCAATCTTTCCAGGACACGCAAAATACCAATGCGAAAGGGTCGATGGCAGGAGAAGCAGCGTACTTCCCTCACGGCACCACCGCCTCGTGGCCCGCTTTCCATCGGAGGAACCGCAGGCGCTCCCACTCGGCAAGGGTGAATCGCCCATCGCAGAACACGTTCTCAGGCTCGGCCATAGAGAACTCCCTGGCGCAGTGATTCGAGCAGAACGGCCCGACTCGACCATAGGCAACGGTCCGCCAGTACCACGTGCTCTCACCGGGAACATTGCATTGCTCGCCCGACAGCGTGCCGCAGGTGAGGCAGCGGTAGGCTTCTGCCGTATGCGGTCGGTTGCAATTCACGCCGACACCTCGATCTCACGCAGCTCGCCGATGAGATGGTCCGGACCGTGCTCATCCACAAAATAGAGGCGTCCGTCGATCACGCAGACTGGCGCTTCGAGTGCGCTACTAAACCAATTCGCGCAGTCCTGAGCACTCCAGCTAACGCCTTGTTTTCGATGCAGAGCAACGCCGGGATGATGCTGGAGGAATTCGCCGAGAGTCTGGCTCATGATTCGACCAGTGGCCTCGCTTCGTCGGGCCGGCGCTCATAGGTCCAGTTCCACGCCTGCTGAGATGTCTGCATTTCAGGAGGGACACGAACCATAAAGTCTCGGTACGACCCATCGGGCTCCGGCGTACTGTTGACGACCATCAGCATAACCAGTGGCTCATCGCCCGGAATCTCGCTCCGGAAGAGGGTGCCCCAGTCATCCTTGTGGATCTCTCGCGCCCCACTCTCTCGGAGATAGCGTTCCAGACCGAAGCGCTCCAGCATCACCCGGCGAACCTCAAGATTGGGCTCGTCGCGAATCTGTGGAATCGTAAGCGTGTTTGGGCACTCGATCACCTGCTGTGGGACACGCACGCCATGCCAGGCCCAGATCCCCCAGCCATCCGGATATTGCAACGCCGGTCCGGTTACACCGTGCAAGCGATGCTGATCATCACGGCGCAGCGTGTGGGGGCGGTCGGTCAGAACGACGGCATTGCGGAATGGCCACCACCAGCCGGCAGCCTTGGCCACGGTCACCATTCCCTCAAGCCGTTTCGGCGCAGCTAAGCCGCAGACGTCGTATAAATACCAGCCAAATGCTAGCCAATTTGAGTCATGCTGCCCATAGGCAGGCTGATCCCAGACCTGATCCCAGACCTGAGCCCCGACCTGATCCCAGACCTGAGCCCCGACCTGATCCCAGACCTGAGCCCCGACCTGAGCCCCGACCTGATCCCAGACCTGAGCCCCGACCTGATCCCAGACCTGAGCCCCGACCTGAGCCCCGACCTGAGCCCCGACCTGAGCCCCGACCTGAGCCCCGACCTGAGCCCAGACCTGAGCCCAGACCTGATCCCAGACCTGATCCCAGACCTGATCCCTGACCTGATCCCTGACCTGATCCCTGACCTGATCCCAGACCTGAGCCCCGACCTGAGCCCAGACCTGAGCCCCGACCTGAGCCCAGACCTGATCCCTGACCTGATCCCTGACCTGATCCCTGACCTGATCCCTGACCTGATCCCCGACCTGATCCCAGACCTGATCCCTGACGGACCATATGGTCAGCATTGCTGACCCGATGGCGCCGCTGAAAGGAGACGGCAACCAAATGACGATCTTTGGCGCGGCCAAGCCTGCCGCAGCGTATGCCAGCCTAACACCGCGTTCCGCCGCAGCTTGATCAGTTGGTGCCGTCGACAAGCCGTGTGCCAGCCACTCATCGCGGAAGCGGGGGAGTTCGGCTTCTTGCTCTGGCGTGAGGTGGTCAATAAGCTTAGTCGGCGGCATATCGCGGAAGCTTCCGAGGCTGGTACTCACGTTGGATAGTGATCCTGTAGGCGCCGGGGGGAACCGAGATGGTCGCGTGCTCCTGGTGGCTAAGTGCTGTTTCTCGCTCCACGCGTAGATAGCGTTCAGCCTCGGATGCCGTCAGCATCTCGGCATCAGCGAGTGCTACCGAATGGTGGTGGCCGGTCACCTCTCCACGCTGGATAATGAGGCGCGCGCCCTCCTGCTTCTCTAACGCAGCGCCCTTGGGGATCTCATCCGCCGGCGTTAGAAGCACGTCTCCCTGCCTGTATGCAATTCGTCTATTCATGTGACTTTCCTTTCTGGATTGAATTGTTCCCTCGTACGAACCGCGCCACGGACCTGACTCGACGATGTCAACTCCAGATCAGCGCTCACTTTCTGAGCAGTAGGTCCCTGAATCTCGACCCACCAACTCCCTCCATTCAGTCGTGACGATCTCCTTCGTTTCCGACCGTGGCAGTGCCGCAGAATTCCCGCTGCGTCGCGGTACGCCTCACCGTTTGTCGCCGCGCGCCACGTGAGAAATCCGGTCATAGCGCGCGCAATGCTCATCCTCGTGATTCCCTTGCCGCAGCCAGAGTAGTATGCAGTTCCGTCTGGCAGCGCTACCACGTTGGGATCACCGATGCTCATGGCGTTGCCAGCCACTCACGGATACGGGCTACGACGCGCATTCGTCCTTTTTCTCGACCCGTCGCGCTATCGTAGAGGTTCACGAGTTCCCACATCGATGTGTGGCAGAATTGCAGAAATTCATCGAACGGTGTGAAGCCATAGAGGTCGCCAGGCCGAGCCATCGCATCTTGCAGAAAGGTCACTGGACAGACGCGGCCAAGATCATCTCGAAACATGCGAGAGCGTGGTAGCGTCAGTTGCGTAACCGGCAATCGCTCCAATTCGGTGACAGCCTTCTCGATAGCGTCGACATCGTTCATGGTTTCGCCTCGATTCGGCCCTCAGCGCACTCCTCAAGCGCGAGGATTGCCGCTAGCTTCTCTTTCGATGCTCGATCGATGGTTCTAGCAGCCTCAGCCGCCTGATGCGCGTATTGCGCCTGAATCCCAGAACGAGTTGCCAGCGCGATCACCAGTTCCTGTTCCGCGATGAAGGTACGAAGGCTGTCTGAGGTGCTCACAACACCCTCCCAAATTCGAGCGCCTTGCGACAGGCGTTCTCGTAGGAACTGAGCAGATTCTGATATAGCTGGAATTTCTCCCAATATTCGGGCGTATGCATCTTTCGCCGCTCTTCCAAGTCCTGCAGTATGTCGAAACCACGGTCGATCCGTGCCGCCAACAGCATTGCCATGAGCGGGAACTTGTTCTTCCGTATCACGTCGGCCAGCTCAGTTGTGACCTTCGCCTTCGGCGAGAGGAACAGTTTGGTCCCATCCGTGGATATCATGATCCCTTCCTTCGCGACGTGTTTCAGGATGTGATCCGGAGTGAGGAGTCCGTAGGCGGAGGTCATCAGAACGCCACCTCATCGTCGCCGGCTACGGAAAGCACCGCTGCTCTCATCGGTGCGACTGACGGCTCCTCACTGTGCCGCGTCCCGAGGTTGACGAATTGGGTGTATTCTCCGCGGAAGCCGACCAAAACGCGGCCAGTCTTCCCATGACGGTTTTTGCGGATGTCCAGGCGCTTCTTGACAACCTGCCGAGGAGACGACCAATTGTCATCGTCATTAGACAGCATGAGTACAATGTCGGCGTCCTGCTCTGTTCCGCCCCACCGAAGGTCGGTGAGCTCCGGATCGCCTCCTGCCCGCTTCTCAGGCTCTCGGCTGAGCTGTGAGAGCGCCAACACCGGAGCGTCGCAGCGGCGAGCGATCTCCTTGGCCCTGCCACTAACGTATTCGGCCTGAGCAGTTCGGTTCTTCTCGCTGCCACGGTAGCGGCAGAGCTGCAGATAATCGATGGCGACCAGATCCATTCGTCCCTGCTGCGTTCGTTCATTGACATCGTTCGAGATGTCGTCGATCGTCCAGCCCGCTGCCGAAACGATGTCAACGGGTGCCGCGCGGACCTTGGCACCGACATGGAGAGCCTTCTCCTGAACCGGTCCGTCTGGGAGCCGATTCTGGAGCGTACTCAGTAGGATCTGTCCTTCGATGCAGGTAAGCCGCTGGTTGATCTCCTCAGCACTCATTTCGTAGCTGTACAGTATGCCTCGGCCAGACCGCCTAATCACCACATGATGCAGGATCGTCACGGCACACGCCGTCTTGCCGAGCGAGGGCCTGCCTCCGAGTACGATGAGGTGACCTCGGCGCATTCCGCCGTTGAGTGCCCAGTCCAGGTCTTCCAGCCCGGTCGGGATGAAGTCTTCCTCTACCCGCTCACCCCTCCAACCGGCCATAACGCGGTCCCAAGCTTCCTCCCGGCTCGACGCCGTCTTCTGCAGGATGACGAGTTCCTGGAGTTTGCCGAGTCGCTGCTTTGCGCTCTCCAGTTGATCCACGAGGTTGGCGGTGTCGAGGCCCAGCATGAGCTGTTCACCGACCTGACCGCTCTGCCGTGCGACCGACTCCCGCAGCACGATATTGGCGTAGCGCAGAGCGTGTAGCGACGTTGGCACCTCGTTTGGCAGCGCTGCTACATAGTTGTAGCCGCCTGCGGCATCTACGTCGCCTCGCTGTTCAAGCTCGTGGAATACCAGCACGAAGTCCGTGGGCGCATCTCGAGCCAGCAGGCCCTCCATGACATTGAATAGGACCTGGTGCGGAGGAAGGTAGAAGTCGCTGGCTGAAAGAAAGGTGGCCACCTGTGGCATAACGTACGGATCGATCAGCAGTGAGCCGAGTACTACCTGCTCTGCGGTGATGTCGGCGTGGTCAATGGCCGGTGTCGTGGGAAGGCTATGAGTCATGGAATGCCGGCCTCCGGAGCGGCGATGGCGGATGCATCGGTCGACTGTAGATCTCCTGCAGCGCCGCTCTCTCCTCCGGCGTGCATGTGATGACCTCAAGCGGCTCTGAAGTGGGTAGCGAATGGTGGCTGCTGCGTGCCCAAGCCGGTGGATTAGCCGCGTTTTTAAGCCAATTCCCGTAGGTGAGCACCCAGCTCTTCACCTTCGTCTTGTGGCTTCGTTTCCATTCGACGCAGTCATACGCCGCGTTGACCGGGTGGATCGTGATACCCTTCTTCTCTGCTTCCGGTATCCATTCAGCGAGCTTCCTGGCAATGCCAGCGACATTCTCAGGCAATAACTCCATTGGATACGGTGTCGACTTGTCGGCAAAAATGACGGCTATGTCGCGCGCGGTGCCACTACCGTTCGGAGGAATCAGAGGTCGTTCTTTGATCGGCGGAATGGATTCCTCATCCTGCCTCGCGCGCGCTACCTCAGTGTTAGTAATAGCGACAGAATCGTTAGAACCGATAGTGGTAGTGTTCGGTAGGGTACTGTACGGTAGGGTACGGTTGGGTACGGTAGCGGGTGCACGTGCTGGTAACGTGTCCTGCACGTTACCAGCACGTGCACTGTACGCATCCTCTATAAAGGAAGAGTTTGACCCATCAGGCGTTTCCTCATGATGATGGGCGGTCGATTTTGCACGGCGCTGACGCATGCGCTCGGCATTCGCCTTGCGCTGCTCTACGAGTTTGCCGGCGTAATCCCACCAGTCGTGGAGACTCATTGCCTCTGATGAGCGGTCTATCCAGCCCGCCTGAATGAGCGCCTCGACAAATTTATCGGGGTCCCCATGCCAGCGAGCTCCGTAGGCTACCTCATCTGACGTAAAGTCCGTTAAGTCGCCGTCCTCCGCATAGCTAATCGCCCAATGCCAGAGGACGTGAAGATGACCGAGCATGAGTATGACGTCAATGTCCAAGATCTTCGCGGCGCGGCGTGTCTTCGGATGGTCGATGAGGTTCTGATGCGACTCGATCCAGGCCATTAACTCGCCCACTTTCTGCGATTACATGGACGGCACAGGACCTGGAGATTATCAGGCTCATTGCTCTCGCCGCGAACAATAGGAATGATATGGTCAATCTCGAGATGGTCCGTTGAGCCGCACTGCCGACATCTATGACTATCGCGTTCGAGAATTCTTGGACGAAGCAAATGGCGTGCACGATCCCACGGTGCTCTCATCCACCGATTCACGCTGTACCGCTGATCTCTCCTCCACCGCACCGGATCAAACTGGATGGCCTTCTCTTCCTGATTCCATGTGATAAGGCCTAGTTTATCCATCGCGAGAAGCGCTCCGTATACATCCTGCTCCTCTTTGTCCCGTCGACCCGGGATTACCCGGCGCAAGATTTCGGATGGAGAGCCGTGTAGCGAACCGCCAGCAGTACAATGTGGGATCATCCAGGTATAGAGCAGTACGGCAAAACAACCGTGATTCCGAGCGAGAGCAGTGACTTGGACGTCGGTTGAAAGGTCGGTGCTAATAAACCGCCTGCGGCTCATCAGATCCCCACTTTCTGCAGCCGTGGATGCGGCGCGATACCCCGCTCCCACGGCTGCAGCGTCAACCAACATCCTGGACAGAGGATGCTTCCGTCGTAGCGTCCATGCTCTCTGCCGGGCACAATCCGATGCAGGCACACATGGCAGCGCTTCTGCGGTGGCGTCTTCTTGACCGTCGTCCGAGTAGTCATAGTCCAAGTCCCTCAAAGGCGCGTGCCGCCGCTTCCTGTCCGAAGTAGTCGTTCGCGGATATTACCTCGCGAAGTTGGCGGAAGTTGGTGTCATACGCATTGGCTACGCAGGCCATGGCATGCCTGTCTATTTCGTCCCTGTTTGCTCCATCGAATCTGTGTCCCAAATATCGAGCAACGATGCCGATGGCGCAGTGAAATTCCGTGCCATGTGGATCGATGTAGCGGACTGAACCGGGTAGCCACCTACCGTTCGGCCACATCCTCAGCAGTTCTGACGGATTCAATTCCGTTGCCGGTATCTGCTCCGTTGTCGGTCGTTCCTCGATTTGAATTACCATCAGACGCTGACCTCCTCTGCATCCATGAGCTCCTGCTGCTCGGGCGGAACGATCGAGACGCCGCCTGAATCCTCATCCATGTTGATGTCGGTCGCGAGCGGAGCCGTCAGCCTGTCGATTCGACTCCGTATCTTATTGATGACCTTCTGAATCTCTGCGGGCTCTAACTCTGTCCAGTCCCTGCCTGCCATATGGAGCACCTCTCGAATCTCCTTGTACGCATCAAGCGCCATCTGCCGCGGCCTCTGGAGATCGCCCAACTCCTTGAGCGCCTGAAGCATCTCCGGATCAGGACCACTGCTCTTCGCGGTGCTTGTTGACGGTGCCTGTGACGCGGGTTTCGGCGTCTGTTTGGTGTTCGGAGCAGGGTTGCTCTTCGCTTCGTTGTAGGCGCGGCTCAACTCCGCAATCCGCTCCGACGCCTCTGCACTCGTCATATCGCCCACATCCTCGGACCGTCCCAGGAGTCGGGTCAATTTGGATATCGTCGCCAGTTGGTCGGCGCTGGCCGGTTTGTATGACGATGCTTTGGGGGCCGGTGCAGATGCGGTGCTCTCAGGCTCCTGGTTGGACTGCGCCGCAGGCGTCTCCTCAGTTACCGTGTATTCCGCGGCACCTAGGTCGTAGATGTCTTCCAGATCCTGCGTGAACAGCTCCGAGAGGCAGCCCAGCCCAGTAGCGGCATCGACATACGCGCGCTTCTTCGCCATTTTGAGCACGACGTTGTGCAGGTCGTAGACATCCGGGTTCTCTACTCTGCCGGTCCTCTGCGACTCGATCTTCGGGTCGCCGTATTGGAACTTGCTGCCACAGCCGCCCTTTTTCCGATAGCAGATATAGCCGCCGCCGTACTCCTTCTTGCCTTCGATAATCGCCTCCTCATCGCAATCCGGGCAGCGCCTGCCTCCCTGCCGCCAGCGGTACTTGCTCTCCATCGTGCTGCAGTTACCGATGCCGGCTGCGACCGCGTTCTGACTAGCGCGTGACTTGAATAGAACCTCGACATCGTATTTAATGTGACCATCACCCAGGTCCTTCTCTCGGATGTGGAACTCTGGGTAGCAGTTGTAAAACATCGCTGCCTTTTGTGCGCCCGGCAAGAGCAGCGTCGGCCTGTCACCGGTACCGGGGATGGCGCCGAAGTCGACTCCCGGTCTCATTTCATTACGCACGAAGGTCCGCATCCATTTGAGCTGCTCCATCGTGCGCCGGACATCGAACTCCCCATACGGCACGACGCGGCTGGAGTCTTCCTGGGCAGCGGGCACCTCTCCCCGTTCCATAACAGCAGCTCCGTTCATGTCTATCCTCCTTGTGCGAATGTGGAAACTGCCGCGGCGATCGTCAGACCCAGGAGCAAAATCACCGCGACCCAGAGAAACGCCTCATGCCACGGAATATTCTTGATGTCGACGCGCCGGTCATCGTCATTCCAGTCCATGAGCTTCCTCCTCGGCCTGATTTCTCGTAGCCGGCCATGTCTAATCGTCCAGACGTAATAGCCGCGGTTGGAAATGATGAGTCCCGCCGGCTGTCCGCGGTAGCGCAGCCGGTGACATAGCGCCTCTGCTTGCTGTCGGTTGACGACCGTGCGCCGTGTTCGCTCGGTCATATGGCGCGCGATATGTCCCTCAGCGTGAAACGAGATGGACATGCCGCCGCTCCTTTCCTCGGACCTCGCCCGTCGCTAGGTCAATGGACCTCCCGTTCATATCCCAGAGGCCTCCGCCGATCGAGCAGTAGTAGGCGAGATGGTCTTTGCCTCGCACCTGCACTATGTGGGAGTGCATTACTCGGTATGGGTGAAATGGGCAGAACGTCGCGCCGTCTTTCGTGATTGCGTCCGGGTGCTCGGACGGCCTGACAGTCGCTTCGTGACTAGCGGCACGAGCGAGCCCTTCGCGCATTATCGGCTTCGTCATACTTCGTGTTCCTTTCATCAGCGCACTAGCCTGAGGCGCTCTTGGCTATCTGGTGCCGCCAGAATGTTCGCCATGCCGGTCTGCGAACGGCCGAGGCGTATCATCCAGAATCCTGCCTTGTCGTACTCCTCGAATTCGACGTAGTAGAACCATGCGCGGCTGTTGTGAGGCGGCGTCACAGCCTGCCGCTCCTGTGGATGGGTGAGAGCGTACTGCACCAACTCCTTTGTGCCCGCAATGCCGCCGTCGACCAGGTGTCCAGTCCGGCTATCCACGTACAGGTGGTAGTGGTACCAGGGGCGCAGTCGCTGAGCGTGACCCTCATTAAGGGCTAGCCGCAACTTCTGTAGTTCCGTCTTTCCGCCGGACCGAATGCGCGAGCGAATTGTCCATGTAGAGAATCCATCCCACGGCTGTGCCCGCGCGGCGATGGGGACGACAAGGTCTTGAAGTGGGCTCTTCACGAGGTAGTCAATGCAGGCGCACGTATCAAGCAGACACAGAGTCGGGTGTTTCTCCACCTCGACCGGAAAAAGACGGAGCGGCTTCTTACCGTCGCCACCAAGCGGCTCGCTCAGTTCCGGCAATTCGTTCCACAGGCGCATAAAGTTTTCTTTGCTCCGGCGTGAATCCCCGTCTGGGTCATCATTGAGAACGTTCAATCACGCAGCCCCTTTCTTCAGCAATAGTCAGGATCTCATCGTCAATCTCGCAGCCAAGTCCGACACGTCCAAGGCGCTCGGCTGCTAGCACCAGTGCCCCCGTTCCCGCGAATGGGTCGAGGACGAGGTCGCCCGGCTTTGTGGCATGCCGGACGAGGCGCTCGGCCAACTCGTCGGGCTTCTGCCACTTGTGGTAGTGGTCTCCTACTCGTGGGTCGGGTACATTGACCACATGAACGCTGAACTGCTCCATGATGTCCGGGCAGTCAAGCGGGGGTGCATGGGGCCCAAAAAAATAAAGGATTGCTTGCCAATTCATCTTGTAGTCCATCTTTGGGCTGGGCCCGAGTCGGTTCTGGTATGTCCAGACCAAGATGTTCACCAACTCCATGCCCGCCCGATCTGCCGTCAGGTATGCCAGTAGTTCGTCTGGATATGATCCGATGAAGATGTATGCTCGGCCGGTGGGCTTCACTTTGGCAAGCGCAACAGGCATCCACCGATGCGCGAGAGCTTGAATGTCCGGAATGTCCGTCGAATACGGCGGATCGGTCAGCAGGAGGTCGCATGGCTCTTGCTGCGGTAGCCAATCTTCAAATGACTGATGCCATATGCGAGCGCGGCGCGGGAGTGAGAGTACCTGATCTCTGGCGTACTGCTTCCGCCGCTCTATCAGCAATTCGTGCTTGCGGCGTTTTATGGCGCTGGAATGCGGTACCAGCGTTCCAGCCAGTACCTCATCAATCAGCGTCGTCCGCTCCTCCTCGTCATTGGATTTCAGAATTTCACTGGCGGCCGGCAGAGAGAGCCTATCGGCGCGTATCACCTCAATAAGCTCGGGTGCCTCATTTGTCACCTTCTTTGCCAGTCCGATGTAATCGCCGCTTACCCCCGCCAGTGCTCCCGCAATATCTGCTGCCTTACCGAGATCGATAGCCGATTTATCGGCTATCGATTTGCCCGGAGCGGTGTACTCTCTGCGCTTGCGGGCTGCGGCTTCGATGGCAGGTAAGACTTTATCGGCATAGGTTATCGCCCATTGGCTCTGGCTCATGTGCCGGTGGACCTTATTCAGGCCAACGACAAAGCCGATGAGTTCGAGTTCGTCAGTTCCTTCCCATACAGAGAACCGAGGCTCAATACCTGTTACCAGACATGCTTCATAGCGATGGCGTCCATCTACGATCTGGCCCTGGTAGAGCCATATCGGCATGAGTAGTCCCTGACGACGGATGTCCTCTACCAGGTCCTCCATCTGCTCATCCGGCAAGTCCGGAAACATGAGGCAGATGGGATGATAGGGATAGCGCTGTGCCGCTTCATCCGAAGCCGCCTGTACCAACGTCATGGACTCCTCTTGACCGATCTGGTAAACTGTGTGTAAGAGACAGCTAATCCCTGCCTCTTGGCTTCTTACTGGCCCGGCCATGTGCCGGGCCTCTTGCTTTCCTCGGAACCCGTGAGGAGGGCTGCGGGGTCTTCGATCCAGCAGTCCCCGCTTGATGCAACCCGATTGAATAAAGCGCCCCGCAGCTCCTCAGGGGTTGTGCCGCCAGCAGATTCAACTCCACCGACGCGCTATGACGAGAACCGACTCCCCGTATTTACAGGCTTCTCCTTTCGAGATTCGCTAGCCGTCATAACAAGAGCCGGCGAAGTCGTGACGGCGTTCGACCATCCGCTGGCTACGAGAGAACTTCGGTATGTACTCATCGATCCTGCTTCCGGACCCGCAGGTAGTCCTCAGAGACTCCGAGCACTTGCGCATAGGCGCGCCGTGTTGGGCGCTGCAAGCTCCGCGTGTCGCCGCGCTCAATGCGGTATATCTGCGTGAGACTGACGCCAACGCGCTCAGCTACTTCTTGCGCTGATAGGCCAAGTGCTTCGCGGCGACTCCGGATCCGGTCCTTCAGCGGGATGGCCAAGACATCCTCATCGGGAATCGAAATACCTGCGATGACCATTGCTCCTCCATCTGCTACGCATTACTGTAGCAAATGCATTATTGCACGACCATGCTATAATGTCAACAGTGAATACTAAAGCGTCAGGACTCGACTGTGATAGCAACTGCTCTATTCCCATCCTTCCAGATTCGGTGTACGGTTGTACTATGGAAAAGCGTGAGACGGCAGGGGATCGGTTGCGTCGTGTGCGCGAAGCCCGTGGCCTTTCGCGCGCCAAGCTGGGCAGGTTTGCAGGCGTCGATGACGGAGCGATTTACCAGGTCGAAACCGGTAGGCGCCAGGGATTTCTTGATGAGACATGGGAACGTCTTGCTGCAGTGCTTGACGTTAGTGCGGCCTACCTCAAATACGGGCGGGAATTCAAGGATGGGGCGGAATACGCAAGCATCGCGTTGACGCTCCGCCATACCTCGTCCCTGACGGAGGGAGACATCGCCTCCGTGGAGAAAATCATCCGTGCGCTTGAGCTTCAGCAACATGCTGAACAACTCCAACAGGAGAGGCACGAGAGAGATGCAGACTGATGAGCGCGCGGCCGCTTCCGACCTAGCGCGCCAGTCCCGTGCGCTGACAGCTCCAATCGATCTCCATCGGATAGCAGATCACTGTCGGCTGCGCATCACACGCTGGGAAACCTGCCCAGGAAAAATAGCAGGGTTGCTGTACCGAGGAACGTTTCGGGATGAGATCGTCGTCAACGGCAGGCACTCGCTCTTTCGCAGGCGCTTTACCATCGCCCACGAAATTGGGCATTGGTATCTGCGACATGAGGGCGCGCTATTCCTTCTGGCCGGTGAGCGGAACTGCCGCGATGACCAGGAGCGGTCGTCAAGCGTTTTCGCGGCGGAGCTCTTGATGCCTGGGCCGTTGCTCCGCGCGGAAATTCCGCTCGCTCACGATCTCAGGACGCTCTGCAGGCGGTTCCAGGTATCCGAGGTCGCTCTGTCTTACCAGTTGTCAGATCTCGGCCTGGACTTCCCGCAGAATTAGACCGCCGCGGGGCCGCTCCTCCCCTCCGGGTGCGCCAGACAAGCGGCCCTTCCCGCGCGAACCTTCATTCACCTCCAGCCCGCGCCATTGCCTCATCATAGCGCACCGTCGCGTCTGCGTCGATACCAAAATTCAGCGCGACCGTCTCGTCAGCCTGCAGGTCGGGCAAAACAGGTACGTGAACCGGCAACCGGCGTAGAGAAACGGGATGCCTCCGCACCGCGGGCAGCGGTCCCGCTCGAACTGCGCGGACGGCTTCTGCCGTCTTGGCCGCACCGCGTCCTCTCGCTCTCGCGCTTCCATATGCTCCATTATGCCTCCCCCATGTCTCGGAGTTCTACATTTGTAGTAAACTTCCACAGAAATAGTCCCGTCAAGAGCAGGGAGGCGCATCATAGCAGGAAAATTGGGAGAGAGGGACCGCGAGAAGGTGAAGCGCCCGCCAGATCTGGATCGCGTCTATTACCTCTGTCAGTCGCTCATCGGCACTAGACCAACCGCTGAGGAAGCAGAAGAGCGGGTCCAGGAACAGGCTCGCGTGGATCGGGATGCTATTGAGGCGGTCGCACTCCGATTCCTGCGCATGATCGACCACGCCACGCCTGAAATGGTGGAGTTGTGGCGATCCGCAGGCGACCTGGATGAGGGCGTGGTTCTTGGCGACATTGACCGGCGGATGCGCGCCGAAGTAGCGAACATCTATGGCGATTTCCACGAGCTTCTGCCGACGCGGCCGGAACGTGTGAATCACTATCGCTGGACCCAAACGCTGCTACAGGCCGGGGGAGGCGTCGTCGCTTTCCGAGACCGTCACGGCACGCGCGGGTCCGCCCCGTATTCCGCACCGGCCTAGCATGAAAATACCCGCTATCGTGACCATCAACATCTGGACTATTGGTCCGGCAGTCCTGCTACCGAGCATCTCCGTCTGGCAGGTTCCGAAGCAGCGTCCGACCGAGAGCGAAGAAGCAGCGCGCGGGTCGAGATATCAACACGACGTAACGCTACGTGATACACTTGCCATAATAGATGACTGATTAACAACGCAACACGTTATGGCAACGTCCGGGATTTGGCCCGGACGCCACGGATCTTAGTTAGGGTCAACGCTCTAACACATGTAGGGTCTAGCCGTCAGCCTCGATGAGAGCCGCGGGGATCGCCCGTCTCGGAAGCGCAGAGCCGCTTCCGAATGAGCCGCCAGAGAGACACAGCTGGCGACTCGCACGCCTTCTTTGAACAGTAAGCCGCCGGCACAGCTGGCGGCCTTTCTCGTTCCAGGAGGTGGGGTATGACCGAACAGCGAGATCAGGGAGATGAGGCGAGTCTGGAGCGCGGTAGGCGGTACGCGCCGCTCTACGATCCAGCATTGACCGAAGAGCGGATGATTGCTCTCGGGAGTCCGGCTGAGTATCCTCCTCGGCACCGGCGAGGCCGGCACAACGAGTACTCGCGCTGCGTCGGGCCGTCCTACGGTATTACGGGACGATGGTTCGAGACGCATGAGGACTTCGTATCCTTCCTGGCCGGGGAGGTGTCGTGATGGAGGCTGCGCCTTCGATGCGCTGTCCGTATTCCAAGTGTCGCCGGCGGTCCTACCTCGCGAATGCGGTCACGATGACCAGTCAAGGGGCGATGCCGGATCATCCCGGATCATCGACTTACGCCTTCGTCTGCTCTCGCCATCACGTCTTCACAGGGCACACCGACGAAGCCCTTCAGGACCACTTAAAGAGATTGGGGGTGTCATGATGCCGCCTGATGTCATCGTGCTCCTCATCCTCACGTATGCCGTCTGCACCTATACCCGCGCGGATCATCGCCATGAGTAGCAAGCAGGGCTCAGTCGTCTCATTTGTGGAGCGAAAGACGACGCACCATGTTGTTATCGCACGCTGGAACGGCGACCCTGATCGGCAGATGGTGCTCATGGACCGCAACTGCACGGTCTATATCCGCTTTGAGACGCAGGTCGTTTTACCCGGCAACGATTGGTTTGGGCTCGTTCTCCTCCAACCGGCAGACGCCCTCGCACTGGAAGAAGACTTCGCGCGCATCCTGAAGAGCAAGCAGGCCAGAGCAGTGCTCAAGGGCGACTGGTGGCATCCCACGGAGCGCCAGGATAAGCGGACCGGGAAGATGGTGCCGCTCGTTGCGGAGGGCTACACGAAGCCGGGCGAGGCCATCACGGATACGCGCGGCAAGCCGGTGCGCCCGACTGGGCGCGGTGCGCTGCCCTCCTGCCAAGAACCACTGTCACTGACGGAGCGTGATCGACCGTCCCTGGTCGGACCCCAGTTCGAGCGATTCCTCGACCGCAATTTCGGGCGCTTACCTGGGGAGAAGAGTCCGGCGGAGATCGAGGAAGAGGACATTATCCGGCGGGAGCGAGCTGAAGAGATCTGCCGGCTCCGCTACCCGCAGTTCTGGGAGGTATACCAGCCCCATTCTCACGACCTGGACAAGCTCACGGCGATTGCTGATCGGCTCGGCATCACCTACGAGGCGACGAAGAAGCGATGGCAGCGCGGACACCAGTTCGTGGAGTCACGTATTGCGGCCTATGCCGGAGGCGGTACGTGATCGGCCAGAATGTTGTCCCCTTTTTACCCATGTCCCCTTCGATGTGTGGTATGGCTATGGTAGAGACACTGGAACGAAGCTACCTTCCCTATCGCTGCTCCCGTTGCCGGAGGGGGAACCTCTGCCTCGAGGCGCACCGCGAGCCGTATAAACGGACAGTCTTTGCCTTTCGCTGCCTCCAGTGCGGTCGCTGCGAAGGTGGGAGAGACGGCTACTGGCCTCGTGAGTTCCTGCTCGAGTTAGGCGTGTCAGCCGGTCAGCTTAATCGCGTAGAGCGCGGCGCGATCATTCCGCTCTGGCATGGTCCATGAGTGTGGGAAGGGCTAGGCCATGATGGTTCAGGGGAACTGCTCGAAATGCGGATCCAAAGATCAGCGCTATTGGGACCATGACGGAAAATTCAACTTCGCAGCCCTTCGGTGTCTCCAATGCGGGCAGATCGCGCAGTACGAGGATCGGCGAGGGAATGTGGTGGCTACCGTGCCGATGCCGCCAGAGTCAGGCACGAGCGTCGTGCCTGACGAGCGACGCTGGCGTCGTCTCGAAGAGAAGGTAAGCATTGCTGACCCGCTCACGCCGCGATTGCGTGAAGTCTATGAGCGCACGATGCCCAACTCGCTTCCTTGAACGGAAGAAGCCCCGCACATGGCAGGGCCTCCACTCGCACACCAGGCGCCCATCCGAACGCCCCTCTAGACAGCATAGCCGTCCACCTGGGCGGCATGTCAAAGGAGGCGCTCGCTATGAAGCGCGTACTACTCATTTTCGGTCTGCTGTTTGTGGCGCTGGTCGCATTGCCGGCGACGGCTCACGCGGCCTCGAAGCATCGGGGAGGACACCTGCTCACGTGGTCCATCGAAACGGTTCACCTCGACTGGTCGACGATGACACGGGTCACGCACCGAGAGCGGCATGTCTATGTGATCCACTACCCGAAGGGTCGGGTGATTGGGTATTGGAGCAGGCTGCGCCATTTGAGCCCACATATCCAGATCCAAGTCACCTATCCGCGGTACTGGACGGCTCCCCGTTCGGTTCAACCGATCCGACCCAGCGGCGGTCAGCCCATGACCGTCTACACGACCGGCTATGACGACGTTGGACTCACCGCTTCTGGTTTGCCGGCGGGTTATGGCCGGGTCGCTGTCGATCCATCCGTGTTTTCACTGGGGACGCGATTCTGGATTCCGGGTTACGGGGATGCAGTCGCCGCTGACACTGGCGTAGCTGTCATTGGTATGCGGTTAGATCTCTGGTTCCCCACTGCGAGCGAATGTTTCGCGAACACGGGGTATCGAACCATTTACGTGCTGCGATAGGAGCAGTTTCCTCAGAGGGTTTCTATGAACTTCGAGTCGTTCTTGCGTCGACCTGACCTTGGCTCCGACTTTCGGCACGCTGACGGGTATTCGGCCAAGCAGAAGGCCGGCCAGCGCTGCCCGCAGCGCCGCTGCTCCGGCATGCTCGTTGCAGATCGCGGCTTTCGATTCCAAGATCGGGACCCAGAGACGGGCACAACTATGGAGTGCGATAAGTGCCGCACGCATGTGTTCGTCCCTCATCCGACGAAGACTGTGAACTAGCCGCCGAAGGGTCTGATCATGCCGCTTTACCGCGTCGTAGTCTTCAACTCGGATACCGGTGAGCGGCAGGTCAGGAACTGTTTGGGAGCGACGTTTGCCGATGCGCAAGAGCGTGCTTTGCTCGTCTCTTTTCGGAAACGTCATTGGAGGCGCGCCGTCGCCCAGGCTCAGGTTCCTGCATCCGCTTGGTGTGAACGCGACCGGTTCCACTCAGAGCATGCCACCCAACAGTGGGCGCGCTACCGGATGGTTGGCTGACTGATCTTAGCTTCGATCGCATCCAACGCCAGCCACAGCATCTCGGGATGCTCGATGCGCAACTCGCCGCGTTCCCAGCGTGCGAGCGCATTCGGATGAAAGCCGATCCGCTCAGCTAATTGCGCCTGAGTCAGTCCAAGAACGCGCCGGCGCAAGCGCAGCTTCTCCGCATCCTTGGTCGTGGCCTCTTCGCCCTCTGTTTCTGGCGATGGGATCCCAAAAAACGCTCGGAACTCCTCGATCAGTCCACCCGGAGGCAAGGGGCTCGGTGCATAGTTGTTCTCGATATTGCGCCACGCGGTGGGCGATGTGATCTTCTGACCGTCGATCATGAGGATATAGCCGTAGTCCTCCATGTCTGGGCGAACGGAAACGACGCGGACCTGGAGGTCCGCGTATTCCCGATGAATGTCCCACGCCAGATTTTCAGCGTGCTGGCGCTTCACGTTCCTGATCCCAAATCCCAACCATAGGATTCTACGACCATGTCGTTCGGATCAATCGCTCCGCTACGGAGCAGTTGAGCGACGAGGTCGGCCTCGCTCGCCGCGTGAAATTGACCCGTGCCGAGCGTCTGATGGTAGACGCCCTCGCGCTCTCCGCGCGAAAATAGTCCGCTGCCATCACTGTTGACGGCGTAGACGCGGATCACATCATCCTCGGCTCGCTTGACTTCAATTCGCTTCATCATCGCGCTCCTCTTCTTTCTGGGCGTTATCGCCCGTATCCATCGCCGTCATTGTCGGTTTCCCAGCAGGTCGGGCAACACGTGCCGAGCGACTCATTCATCAGGTTGCTGCGGTAGGTCGGTCGGCCGCAGTTCGAGCAGTCGATGACCTCGGCTCGCGGCATGTGCCGTGCGGCCTCGATCTCAGCGAGCGCTTCTTTGGTTGTGTCAACGTCTGCGGGGACTCGTCCTATTCCGTACTCTGTCACCTCATTCCTCCTAGTGGCAGTTCTCGCACGTAGCGAGCCTAAATTGTCGGTTCCAGAACATCGTGTCGCCGATGTTGATCGGTTGACTGCACCGGCTGCACTCACCGGCGTACTTCGCGGGCATCTTCACATCCGCCTTGTCGATAGACTCTCGCATCCGGCGAACCGCTTTGAATCCAGCTTTGCTGCCCTTACCGTAGAGTCCCTCGACGAGCTGCCGGTTGACCTCGGCCACGAGCTCCGAGCGCGTCATACTCTTGCAGGAGCCGGAGAGGTTCCCACCGTTGACATACTGGCGGAGGTCCTCACGGTCCTGCGCGTTACGGGCGCGCTGCTCGATCTCCTGATCGCTCATCGGGTTGAAGTTCTCAGATCGCGCCTTCGCAGCGGCTTGCGCAGCTGCCTGAGCCGCTTCGCTGACCGCGCTCCAGGAGACCATCTCCTCGGTGATCTGCGTTCCCTTTCTCATCTCTATCCTCACTCTCTACCTCTAGTATACACACTCACGGATAGTTACGCAAGTGACAACGGGAGTGTAGACGGAAATGAGGCTGTGAGCCGAGTGTGGGCGCGCCGAAATGCGGCGGCGTCCCAAGAAACCGATGAAATCCTCCGGTTGTCAAGTAGGCCGCAGTCGCAGAGCGCGGTAGGGATGCGCTACAAAGCTGAAGCCGCCCGAAGGCGGCTTCGCAACATTCGTCACATTGGCCAATTTTGATCAGTCGCACTCCTCAACGAGTTCCTCTTCCCATGTCCAGTGACGGATTCCAGGTTCTACCTGCGCCCGCTGAACGTCGACTCGCTTGTAGATCATCGCGCCGAGGCCGAGACTCCGACACCCGAGCGCTATTTGACTAGCGTGTCGATAGTCGGTGGCATTGAAATGCCGCTCACAATCGCGAGGATCGACATATTCATCGCCGCCTTTCCTCTTCGCCTCTCCGACCCACGCCGCATCATCGACATAGCTGACGTAGTAGTCGGTTGGGCGATGCGCGAATTGCCATCGGTCTATGAGTTCGGCATACTCAACGCCGCGCTTGACGCCTTTCTTGGGCTTGACTTCCGTAGCCATCATGCCGCCTCCATCCTGAATAACTGATCCCTCATTGTCCGTTCCGTCTCGACTACCTCCAGGACAGGGTGAGGCGGGATGAGAATCCCGCGCTCGCGGAGGAGCCGTCGAGCGACGCACGCGGCATGCAAACAGGGCGATGGTCGGCCTCTCCAGCCCTTGCAATCACAGAGCACGATGTGTCCTCGCGTGTCGAGGTACACGACGTGCTTGGTGCCGGGACACGAGACCGATCGGACGACGTAGAGCCGATCGTTCACCTTCTCTGCGTGCAACCGATGGCTCAGCGCGCGGTCGCCGGCTCGTTGCCAACTGCTCGGCAGGTTCACTGCGTCGCTCCTGCCGTGTCGTATTTGCCGTCCAGCATCATCTCGAAATGACGCTCGCGGGCCCTGCTGTATCGCATTCCGTATGTGGCAGCCGCCCGGAATAGCGCTTCGGCTTCGGCGCTGTCCTCGCCGTAGCGCGCAATCACAGCATCCAATTGGCTCAGGCAACGCTCCTCTCCCTGTCGGTCTCCCTCTACTCGCATCCGCGCGCCTTCGTGAGTCGCCTCGAACCGATCCGCCAGAATGTCTTCGATCGTCGTCTGAACCTGGGTCCAGACCAACATGCCCGCGCGGTTCTCGTGCTTCTTATCTTCCTCCTTCTCTTTGAGGATCAGGGCGTACATCTGCCGGAGAGTCGGCGTATCCTCAGAGCGGAGCGCCTCACATCTGGCGGCTAGTTCTTTCTGGATGGCGTCGGGGCTTCGTTTCATCGCCATGTCTCCAAGTTCTCGCACCGATGTCGGAGCGTGCGCTGAACGTTGCCGACCAGTCGGCGATTCTTCTCCCGGAGCTTTGGCACTCCGTCGCGCCGAAAATCGTCGCGAACGTAGCGAGCGCCACAGCCGTGGCAGACGATCTCGTTTGCCGTCGGATCGAGGTACATCCCGCTGGTTTCCATCTCATGCATCCTTCCTGCAGACCGGGCACACCCTTGCGTGCCCGCCGCGATTCTTCAGTTGACGTTCGAGCTTGCGCGTTCCCTTCCAGGTACGCACGAGCTGAAATCCGATTCCGGCTTCCTTGATCACTTCCATGAGCCGGGCTCCGGTTCCGTTGCGGTGGGCGGCCAGCCGGCTATCGAGGTCGCTGGTCCAGCCCAAATAATGTCCTGCATGACGATAGGGCCGGTCAAAATGGGTCAGATACACGGTGCCCGTGACGCTGGTCGTCATGGTCGTGTCTCTGGACTGATGGTGGCTGCAATTTGGTCGATCACTGAGCGCACCATCTGTCGCTGGTACATCGGGTAGGTCTGCTGCTGAGCGAGTGTTAGCTCTTGCAGCCACTTGGTTAGTAGCTCCACCGGCACGTCCACAGTAGCGGACGAGTCATCCTGGCAGACGTTGTCGCCGGTGGTGCCGATCGCTCGGCGCATGTTCTGGTGCCTTCGCTGGTTCGCTTGCCCGCTTCGCATCTCTGACTCCTTGCTCTCTATCTACACTCATCATAGCAGCATAGCGTCATGGTGTCAAATAGAGACGGGAGTATAGCGCGCACGGATCGCTTGTAAGGCTAGTGCTGGCGCGGAATCGGCGAGCGTGTTAACGCGAAGATTTCATGACTTGTCAAGTAGTAGGCCAGGCTTGAGGCAGCGTGCCAGCACTGCCACGAGTTCGGCGTTGATGCTCCGCTCATGCTCCTGAGAACCATGTACGAGCGCCTCCATCATCCACCGCGGGATACGCGCGTTGAGCCGCTCTACTTCCTCGCCCGATGCGAGTCGGTACTGTTTGCGAACTGGCATAGTCCTACCTCCTCCCTTCATTATACGCGCCTTTGCGTCATCGCGCTATGTCCCTGTGATAATTTCGTTGTCCCCTTTTCGCCCCATGTCCCCGAAAAGTGTGTTATCGATAGAGTAGCGGGAGCTCAGGGATGCCGCATGGCTCGTTCTACTGCATAGCGTGTAAGCGGGCCTTCGAGGCCCTCGGTCCGAGCGCTCAGATGGTCTTGACCCACCGTTGCCCGCAGTGTGGCGATGCCATGGCGCTGCGCGGCCTCACTGGCGGTTGCTTCCTGCAGGAAGAGTTCAGCGGGCCCGAGGGGTTCAATCCGAACCAGTTCGCGGCCCTGATACCGCAGTAGACGGCGATCGGTGGCTGTCTATCGCGCTGTCCTGCCGCTTCCCCCTAGCGTCAATCACATGTATGCTCGCCAAAGGCGCGGCGTCTACCTAACGCCGAAGGCTCGGCAGTGGTGGAGTGACGCGCTGATCGTGCTCCGGCAAGCGGGCTTTCATCCGCTTCCTGTCGGTCGATATCGCGTGTCACTCGAATTGCATTTCTACCTCGCGTACCGATCTGATGCCAGTAATCGAATCAAGTTCGCTGAGGATGCCATCGCGGGAAGTCTAGGGCTGAATGATCGCGACGTATTCGATGGGCGCTGGCACAAGACTGTGACACCGAGGATCAAGGACCGTCGTCTGGAGTTGTCCTGTACGGTTGTCCCAGTGGAGGCTCCACGTGGCTGAAAAGAATGATACGGCACATATCCGCGATCTCAAGCCTGATCCGACGAATGCCCGTCGCCACAACGCCAGAAATATCGGTACCATCGTAGACAGCCTGCACGAGGTGGGCGCCGCCCGATCCGTGGTGGTGGATGAGGATCTGAAAATCCTCGCCGGCCATGGGACGATTGACGGAGCTGCGGAGGCCGGCATTACCCGCGTCAAGATCGTGGACGCGGATGGAGAAGAGATTGTCGCCGTCCGCCGGCGCGGACTGACGCCGGAGCAGAAGAAAAGACTCGCCTACTTCGACAATCGAGCAAATGAGCTGTCGGACTGGGATCCTGCACAGTTAGCGCTCGACGTATCTGCCGGCCTGTCGCTGGACGGCCTCTTCTATGAGAACGAGCTAGCGGACATACTGGCGGGTGTCGAGACGAACGGCGACGTTCTGTCACCTGAAGACTTTCCGTCATACGGTGAAGATATTGAAACGGAGTATCGCTGCCCGTCTTGCGCTTACGAGTGGTCCGGCAAGCCGAAATGACGCTCTGGTTTTGTTGACAAAACCAGAGCGGATACTATCGCGGTGAAGTTCGGCGCGTCAATCTTGATCAGATGCCGTTGCCGACGCTTATGGCCGTTGGAATCGGCGGCGACAATACTTCGCACTACTGGCTGGAAGAGGATGCAGGCGTGAGTGCTGCTCAGATTGATAAGCCGCCGTATCGCGTGCCGACTATGGCAGATATCAACGCGATTCCGTGGAACGGCCTGAACGTCGTCAGCCTCTTCGCCGGAGGCGGTGGCTCAACGACCGGTTATCGCATGGCTGGGTGCCGCGTGCTATGGGCGAATGAATGGATCAAAGCAGCACGTGAGACATATGCCGCTAATCATCCGTCAACGGTCCTCGATGCGCGAGATATTCACGATTTGGATGCGGATGATATTTTTGCCGCAATTGGTCTAAAGGAAGGAGAACTCGATATTCTCGATGGTTCGCCGCCATGCCAATCATTCTCTATGGCCGGTCAGCGCGAGCGCGGTTGGAACAAGAAGCGAGATTACGGTGACGGTCATGAACAGCGCAATACGGATCTGTTCTTTGAATACGCGCGGATTTTACGTGATCTTCATCCGAAGGTCTTTATTGCTGAGAACGTGTCCGGGCTGATACGAGGTATCGCGAAAGGCTACTTCAAGAAGATCCTGCAAACGCTGAAAGAGTGCGGTTATCGTGTCGAAGCGAGACTGCTGGATGCTCAGTGGCTTGGGGTGCCACAGCACCGTGAGCGCATTATCTTTGTTGGCGTGCGGAATGGCTTGGATGCGCGGCCGGCATTTCCGAGGCCGCTGTCCTATCGCTATAGCATGCGTGATGCTTTGGGCGTAGCTCTTCGGACGAAGAGCTACAGTACTAACGGATGGATTGAAGGAGATGCTGCTGCTGCGACGGTCGTAAGGAGCGATAGGTATTGGACGGATCGTCTCATAAATGACAGTAGCGGCTTTATGCGGAACAAGGACATGACAGATGGATATGATCCGCCTACGGTGTCAGCAAGAGTCGGTTCGCAGTTTCACAGACGGACTGTGGAACTAGATGATGCGTGTAATACGATTGCCGCGAACGGTACGATGCAACGCTTTGAGGTTGATGAACTGAAGTTGCCGCTAGAACGACGAAAGCTGACCATCGCTGAGCTGAGGCGCATCTGTTCCTTTCCTGATGATTATGTGCTGACCGGTTCGTATACTGAGCAATGGGCGCGTTGCGGTGATGCCGTGCCGCCGGTCATGATGTCGCATATCGCCGCAACCGTGCGTGATAGCATCTTTGCAAGGCTCTAAGCTCATGTCCTCAAAGCCGAAGAAGGAGTCAAGCAAGGCGCTCTCCATGTTCGATTTGTATCGGGACATGGGGAACAACAGAAGTACAGCAAAACTACAGCAAGAACTGGGTCGACCAAAGTCGTATAAGCGGCAATTGGACGAGTGGTCACGTCTCCATAACTGGGTTGCTCGCGCCAAGACCCACGATCAGGCCATCTCCGATGCCGCTGCTGAGGCGGACAAGCAGGCGCGGATCGAAGAGAAAGAGAAGCTTCGCACCGAGCGACTACAGGATGATCGACTCATCCGGCAGGTAGCGCGTGAGGTACTGGTAGACCGCGCTACGCGCAAAGTCAAGCGCGTCGTCGGTACACGTGGCGACAGACTTGCTAAGGACGAAATCACGGCACGCATGTTTGAAGTCGCGGTCAGTGGCCTTCGGACTGCGGGCGATGAGGAACGCAAGGATACAGGCGAGGCGACCAACCGGCTGGAACTCTCCGGACCTGGCGGTGCGCCGATTCCGATGAGCGGTGAGCACAGAGTTGATCTGAGTGGGTACACCAATGATGAACTCCGCGACTTTATTACCCGCACTGGTGGAAGCGGCGAAGGCGGAGCTCGCGTACCGCAATCTCCTTGACTTCTGCCGCGCGGTCTATCCCAACTTTCAGTCCGCGCGTCATCATATCGCGATCATTGATGCGCTCGAAGCCGTTGAGCGCGGAGACATCCGGCGGCTACTGCTCGAGTTACCGCCGCGTCATGGGAAGAGCACGCTTGCCTCGCATCTCTTTCCCTCCTGGTACCTCGGACGGAATCCGGATCGGCGCGTCATCGCGTGCTCCTACTCCGTCGACCTCTCGTTCGACCTCTCGCGCAAGGCTCGGAATCTCCTCTCCTCGCCGGAGTATGCGGCAATCTTTCCGAACGTGCGCCTGGCACCCGACCCGCGATCCGTAGGTCAGTGGAATCTCTGCGAGCCTCATCTCGGAGGATATGTCTCCGCCGGCGTGGGAGGGGGGATAACCGGTCGCGGCGCACATCTCTTGCTTATTGACGATCCTCTGAAGAATGCAGAGGAAGCTGCATCGTCCACCATCCTCGATGCGCACTGGAACTGGTATACGAGTACGGCCTATACGCGGCTTGAGGGCGAGGGCGCTGTCATCCTGATCACAACCCGCTGGAGCGAAGCTGACCTCGCGGGTCGCCTACTACGCGCTCAAGCGGAAGGCGGTGATCAGTGGCATGTGGTGCATCTGCCGGCCCTAGCAGAAGAAAATGACCAGCTTGGCCGAGCGGTCGATGAGGCACTCTGGCCAGAGAAGTACGATGAGGGCGCGCTCGCACGAATTCGCGCCGTCATAGGCCCGCGTGACTTCGCCGCGCTCTATCAGCAGCGGCCGTCACCACCCGCTGGGACGATCTTCCTACGCGAGTGGTGGAAGCGATTTGCCACGTTCGATCGTTCTCAAGCCCAGCAGATTATCCAAGTATGGGACACCGCATTTCAGGCGAAGCAGACGAATGACTATAGTGTCTGTTCGACGTGGGCTCAGACTTCAAGCGGGGTCTATATCTTGGATGTCTTCCGCGAGCGCGTTGAGTTTCCCGAGCTCGTCCGCGTCGCCAAAGACCTCTACGCCAGATGGAATCCCGTGGCTGTCGCCATTGAGAATCGTGCGAGCGGTCAGTCTCTGATTCAGACGCTTCGCCGTGAGACGGACATTCCGGTCATCGCGGCTCCCGCTGATACGGATAAAGTGTCTCGCGCGACGGCAGTCACGCCCTATGTGGAATCTGGCCGCGTCTTTCTTCCCGAGTCGGCGCCGTGGGTAGCCGAGTGGATTGAAGAACATGCGTCATTCCCGATGGGCGCGCACGACGATCAGGTAGATACGAGCAGCATCGCGCTCAAGCGCCTCTTTGGCGATCTCCGCGCCTTCCGGCCAGAAGATATAGCACGAGCTGCGTCAGATGAGCTGGAGCGCGCTGATTGGCTCCTGGATGGTGAGGCGTCGTGATCAACATTGACGAGCTTGCCGACGGCAGATTTATCCTCCCTCCTCCTCCGCCGAAGCCTCCGAAGATGACGGTCCTTGGCATTGCCTGCGGCGACCACGCGACGGCCCCAGCGTTCTGTGCCGTGCGTCTCGATGCGACGCTTCTCTCGCCCGGCGATCTGCTCTTTGGCGAGAACCCCATCTTTGAGACGCACTATACGGTGCTCCTGTCCGAACTACTACCGATCGGTACAGCGTATCCCGCCGTCGCTCTGCGCACCAATATCCTGGCGCGCCGCCTGTACAGCCACGATGACCGTGGTGACTATCATGCGGTGGTGGATGCTTCCGGCATTGGTCGTCCGGTCGTCGCCGCAATCCGTGATTCCGTCGTCCCTCAGTGCCATATCACCGGCGTGACAATCAGCTCCGGCGATGCCGGCGACGATTCGCTCTTGTGGCGGAATGAAGCGAAGATCGGGCTCGCCTACCTCATCAGTCGGCTACAGGCTATCCTCGGTGGTGGCCGCCTCCATGCCATCAAGGATGCGGGCACGGGCGCGCTCTTTGCTTCGCTCGCCGACTATGACATGACGACCGATCGCGGGCCGGATCTGGTGCGCGCACTCGCTCTGGCGTGTGTTTGCGACTATCAGCCCGTCAGATATTCGATCCCGCCTGATAGCCTACCGTCGGCGCGCATATAAAGGAGGCCTCATGTCCGATCTCGATTCAGTCGGTCAATTCGCCGATCACGAGCGCGCGAGTATCCATCTGCGCGCGCTCCGCGCCTACTCCGGCCATCCGCAAAATCCGCTCCAGATTCGAAACGGCATTGACGACAACCTCATCATCTCACTGGCGCGCCTCGTCGTGGACAAGGGCGCCTCATTCCTGTTCGGCCAGCCGGTTACATCTGAACTCACCGGCGATCAGCCTGAGCCGAAACAAGACTGGTTAAACGAGTGCTGGCGCCGCAACAAACGCCAGATCACCCTCTTGAAGCTCGCGACCAACGGCGGCATCTTCGGTCATGCGTTCGCGCGCCTGATCGATGTGAATCCCTATCCGCGCGTCATCATCGTTGACCCGCAGACGGTGCAGGTGCTGACTGATCCAGACGACTGCGACACGCCGTGGAAGTTCACGATTACGCCTCCGCCCGCGCCGGTCGAGCAGGGAGACCAGCCGATCAAGCGCCGGACGATCATTGCGAACCCGTCCGGTATAGCCGGCTATCGCGTGGACGCAGACGAGCCGTGGACGATCATCGATCAGCAGGTCGGTGGCGGCGCGTGGGTCAACGTCGCGCAAACCACCTGGCCGTACCCGTTCTGCCCCATCGTCCATTGTCAGAATATCCCCAAGCCCAACGATTTCTGGGGCGAGAGCGATCTACCGGAAGATGTCCTCAAGATCCTGAACGGCATCAATCGTATTGCATCGAACTACGGAAAAATTGTTCGTCTGCACGCGCACCCGAAAATCTATACGACGGGCATGGGTAAGGCGACGATCGATGCTGCCATTGATAGCATCATCATGTTACCTTCCGAGACCGCGCAACTGCGCGCCCTCGAAATGCAGTCGGATCTTTCGAGTACCATGGCGCTGCTGGAGAAGCTCCTATCCCTCCTCTCATACATGGTCCGCATTCCGCTGGTTGCTATGGGTGAACCGGATAATCTCGGAGCCATCAGCGGCGTCGCGCTCCAGATTCGCTATCAGCCGCTGATCGAGAAGACGGAGGCGAAACGGTTGACCTACGGTGATGCGCTAGTCGAGCTCGACCGCTGCCTACTTGCCATGGCGGTCGGCCGCGACTTCGGAGATGCGGCCATCACCCATCTGACGTGGCCGGAACTCCTCCCATCGGATCCACTGCAGGAGCGGCAGGTAGCGCTGATCGATGATGAGATGCAGATTGCGAGCAAAGAAACGCTGGCAAAGAAACTGGGGTACAGCCTCTCCGAAGAGCAGGCAAAGCGCATCACCGAGAATCAATCAATGATTGCCGGCGGATTGACGCCTGATCCGATGCTCCAGAAGGAAGAAGGCAAGCTTGAACCCGTCGCTGATACTGGCGGGAAAGCGCAGGTTAGCCAGTAGGAGCCCTATGAACATCACCGAACAGGAGATTCTGCGTATCCGACTCCGCGCAGCGCATCTCGAGTATGAGGCGTCGAAGCTTCGCCTCGACACCGCGCGGCACGAGTCTGAATCAGCGCAGCGCACCCTGGCCATGGCCGATGCCGTGGCCTCAGCGATGTACAAGCGAGAGATGGGGCCGCAGAACTGACTAGGCCTCCGCCAATCTCACCAAGGTTGAGTCTTTGGAGAACCGTCGATGAGCAATCTCACCCAGAAGCAGCGCATGCAACTGCCGCTGAGTTCCTTCGGACAACCCGAAGACCGTAAATTCCCGATTGTTGACGCATCCGACGTAGCGGATGCGGCTTCCCTGATCGGCAAGGCCAAAAACCCCGCGAAAACCAAGGCGCGCATTATCGCCATCGCACGCCGCAAGGGGTTCGCGATTCCCGCCGCATGGGAGGCGGACGCGAAGGAAGGAGCGAGCAAGGTCCGCTCCGCCCTCCGCACGGCGACCGGTGGCACGTGAGTCCGCGCTTTCCGATGACGACCGGCAGAAGCTCGAAGCCGCATTAGCAGCGGCCATCACGCTCATCTACCAGCACCACCAGACCGAAGCGTTCGCTCAACTGAACGCGCTTGAGCGCAGCCTGCACCTGACGCCTGCGGCCATGCAGAAGATCAACGCCAAGGCGCGCGAAGTTGCCGACAGCGTGCAGGCAGGCATCAATAGTCGCATCGCGGCGGCTTATGACCAGGCAACGCAGGACGGATCAAACCCAACAACCGCCGCCGCTTCGGCGCGTCAGAGTATCCACGGCTACAACGACACGACGCTGACGCCGTACCTCGTCTCATGGGCTGCGCAGCGCGGTGTGATTGATGCGTACTCTGCCGTACCTAACCCAGATCTCCAGGGCCAGTCCATGCGAGACGCCGTTCAATGGGAATGGCAGCAGCTCGCAGACTATCCGGACGAATGTGCTGAGGCAGCTGCGGCTAGTCCCGCGAGCTATGACGAGTTGACCGGCATTACTGGAGGTGACCCGCCAATTCATCGGAACTGCGGTTGCTCTCTGACGCCGGTTGGAGCATAGTCTTCAGTCCTCCGTGTCTAGGCATTTCCAAGTCTTGCGCCTTATGAGTTGATCGATGCAGGCTGGACTGACGCCGCAATCTTGAGCCAGTTGCGATCTTGTTCGGGTTCCCGCTTGATATTGCACAAGAGCTTTGCGCGCCAATGTCGCCGTGAGTTTCCTGTTCTGATTCTTGTCGCCCGACCGCTCCGAACCTCGTCCCCACATGCCGTTCCTTGAGCCCGCTGCCATACGATGCTTTCGGGCTGCATCTGCCATATTGTCTGCCGCAGTTCCCAGAAACAAATGGCTGGTGCGGACGCAGAGTCGATTATCGCAGTGGTGGCAGACGAACTGGCCGTCTGGGACCGGGCCGTTGCAGAGTATCCAAGAGAAGCGATGCGCGAAGTATTGCTTGCCGCCCTTCCTGCCAGAGCCCGAATAGACGTGGAATCGGCCATAGCCTAGTGGCGTTTGGCGACCCGTCCAGACCCAGCACTCTCCCGACTTATCAACGTAGGACCAGAACCGAGCCTCAGGCGTAAGGCCGCGCCAACGTTCAGGCCTGGGCATAGGCGGGCGGATGCGGGGGTAGTGATAATTGATATAGCGGACGAACTGACCCTTGATGTGGCCGTAACGCGCATCATCATTGGTGGCAATGCGCGTGCGCCCACCACACCCGCAGCCACAGTATCCGTACGGAATAGAATCCATCGTAAGTAACCTCCTCGTTAGGTTGCTTGCCACGCCTCGGGTGTTTACGCACGCCGAGGCACTTCTATTGGACGAAATTACGCTTGTTCCCTGAGTCCCGTATAAGGAGCCATCATGGCGCTTGAAAAAGCCTATCCCGGTAGCGGAACCGAGGCAATTGAGGTCGTCAACGTCGATCCGGTGACCGGCGCGACCGTTGGGCCCGGCCAGCCTTCCGCGGCGACCGTCTATGTGCTGCCGAGCGCGGCACAAACTGTGACGCTCGTAACGGCTGATCTCGCAGTTGCCACCTACCGCGAGCTTCAGCTCCTCGTGAACGTGAGCGCTGTTAGTGGCACGACGCCATCCATGACGCTGACGCTCGATAGCAAAGGCGCCGACGGCGTGTACTACACCGTCTACACCAGCAGCGCGATTACGGCAGCCGGCAAGACGCTTGCTCATATCGGCGTCGGCGCTGCCACGAACGTCGCGTTTGGTAGCACCGTTCGCCTGACCGCGACCATCAGTGGAACGGCGCCGTCATTCACGATGAGTGCATCGCTCATCGGCAAGTGAGACGCTCCAGGGGCGGTAAGCGCCCATGACGAGGCTGCTATGGATGAGCTGGTAGGACTCGGAGAAGACGTGACGGATCGATTCATCGTTCGCACACCGGTGGCTATGGTTGACCGGCGGGTGCGGCCCAGCCGCCTCGCTCATCTGCAGGCCATCGAAAGCCTCGAGGACTGTATGGAGCAGATCGTCCAGACACTCGCCGACACCGATGATCCGGAACGAGCGGCAGAGCTGTCCGATCGGCTAAGCGATCTCGACACGGGGCACGACATCGTGCAGGCCTTGCTGCGCGGCATCAATCCTAGCCTCAGTCTGTAGCGGAACTAGAGTTGCAGAGTGAACTGCCAGTATCCGGCATTGACTATATAGCAGAGACCTTCCAGGTCCCAGCGCTTCCATCCCCAGCATGGATGAATATCCGTTCCCCTGAGACACAGCGCCTCAAAGAGGATGCTTTGCCCGCGGTTCAGTACCAAGACGAAGAGCCACCCAAAGATCCTACCCGTCACTTCTGAGCGGACAAAGCTGCTCCGTGGTCGCCAGGGCTGCGCCTCATGCATGCCGCATTCTAGAGGATCTCTTTGTGACGGGCGTACGAGATGTGCATCCGTCCCGAGCATGACCACATCAACGTACCGCGTCCAGGCGACGCAGGAGGACTTTTCCCATGGCAGATGATGCCGATGTGACCAAGGACCAGGAGTCTGCGGACACGGATACCGACACCGAAGAGAGTAAAACTCCCCCGCCTACCGAAGAGAAGACAGAGCGCACTGAATCCGAATCGAAGGCTCGCAAACCGTCACGAGCAGTTTCCAAGACGGAGATTGTTCCTGATGTACCCGCGGACTCAGAGGACAAGGTGTCCGATGACAAGACGCCGGAGGACGAGGAGCCATTCGACAAGGGTCGCGCGCTCAAGACCATCCAGAAGCTACGCGAGTTCGAGAAGCAAGCGAAAGAGCAGGCTCGGCGTCTTGCGGACTATGAGAAGCGCGAACGCGAGGCGGAAGAAGCCGCGATGAGCGAGCGCGACCGGTTAGCAGCCCAACTCAAGCGAGCAGAGGCAGAGCTGAAGTTCGCGCAGGAGTCGGCGCGCGACACGCAGAATCACCACGAGGTCGAACGCTTGGCTACTCGCCTGAACATCGTCGACCCGGAGGCTGCGGTCAAGCTCCTCGACTGGGGAAGTCTCGACTACGACGATGACGGCAGGCCACAAGACGTCGAAAAGGCGCTCAAGACACTGATTCACGACAAACCCTATCTGCTGAAGGACGCGGGACGTACGTCGAATACGAGTACGGGCAATCCAGCAACGCGGAGTAGCGCGCCAGGTCAGCGGATGTACACCATGGCCGAGATCAACGACTACCAGTTCTATTCGAAAAACCGTGAGGACATCAAGCGCGCCTACACGGAGGGACGAATTATCGAGTAGCTCATCTCGGATCGCGGCCCCATGACCTCCCAATGTCAGGACGATGTCGGGAGGTTTTTTCACGTTCCTAGGAGACATTTGACATGGCCGACATCAAGTTGACCACGGCTGATACCGCTGGATTTATCCCTTGGTAAGACCGTCCATTTCTGGCTTCTGTAAGCCAAATATGAGATAATTGGGGGATGTAAAACTAGGCTCAAATGCTGGGACTTCCTAAAGCCTCGCCACTCATTAGGTAACAGTGCGACGGATGCAACAATGGACAATCAGCAGCGTAAGACAGAGATCGACCTCGCCTGGCTAGGCGGGTTTCTCGACGGCGAAGGATGCTTACACCTACGAAAGCAGGTGGGCGCACGCCTTAGAGCGATGGGTAAGGTATACTACCGTCCGACCCTTCGCATCTGTAATACCCACGAACCGACGCTCCAGGTCGTTCGCAGAATCTTTGAAGCGAATGGCTTCCCCTGCCACGTCTCACACCGCGATTACGACAACATTAATCCGTCGTATAAGCGGGCCTGGGACGTTGAGGTAAGCGGCATTAAGCGTATGGCTCGGATATTGCCCGTCCTGATCCCGTATCTACATACCAAGCGAGAGCAAGCGGAAACGATGTTGGAGTTCTGTGAATCGCGCTTGTCGAAAGCGCCATCGGCTCCCCTGACGGAGCACGAGACTGCGCTTCTCCGCACGTTCCGACCGAGTCTCTGATCGCTCACAGACTACACGCCTAGCTAGCCTCGTTATGGCTAGATGGTATAGTCGGGCCTTCGGTGAAAGCCGAGGGATGCCCAGGCGCAATACTGGGCCAACCGTGCCCTTGACGTACTGCGTCAACAAATAGTCCTCGCCAATGTTGTTGCGAAAGACGTGGACTTCGGCGAGGTGGGATGGCAGGGCAAATCAATCACCGTGCCGTATCCCGGCACCTTTTCGGCGGTTGACAAATCCGCCGATACTCCCGTCACGCCGCAAGTGCCGGTCGGCGGCAATAGCGTGACGTTGACGCTCAGCAAGCACAAAGTGGTTCCGTTCCTGGTTGAGGACTTCGGCGCCGCGCAGGCCAATATGGCGCTGATGGACCGGTACCTGGAACCCGCCGTCATCGGCATCGCGGAGCAGTTCGAGCTCGACCTGTGGATGACCGCCATGACCGCCGGCTCGATCGCCGCAATCGGCACGGTTGGCAGCGACATGACCTCCACGACAGTCCGACTCGCCAACCGCCGACTCAATGAGGCGAAATCTCCGGTCTCCAACCGATCGCTGGTCGTGTCGCCGAAGGATCAGATGGGTATCCTGGGTGACACCAATCTGGCCAGCTTCTTCGCATACTCTCAGCCGGACAGCGTCCGTAACGGTCAGTTCGGACGCCTCTACGGATTCGATGCGTACTGGTCGCAGATGGCTCCGCTTGGGTACAACGTCGCTCAGGCGGCCGCCTCGACGTATACGTTTAATGCGCAAACGACCGCGAGCGTCCCGACCGCCGGTCTGACCGCTGCGGTCCTGCAGGCGGCGCTCGTAGGGCTGTCCTCGGTGGGTACGGGCGGCGTCGTGGTCAGCGGCCCCGCCGGCGGGCCGTTCAACGTAGTCTTCACCCCGACCATCGACGCCACCGGCACCCTTACGGCTTCGACGGCGACCATTTCTGCGCATACGCAGACCAATATCGCGCTCCATCGGGATGCGGTCATGTTTGCCGTCCGCCCCTTCCCACAGACCCCGTTCGCCGCAGGCGTGTACACCGCGCAGGCCAACGACCCTGAATCGGGCCTCTCCATTCGGATATCGGCCCAATACGACATCAATAATATCGGTGTCCGGGTCAACCTGGACATGCTCTACGGCGTGCAGGTACTACGCCCGACCCTTGCGGTGATCATCGAGGCATAATCGTCTCGCATGGAAGAAAAGGAGGGCGGTCGGGATGACCGCCCTCCTTTTCCTCACCTCGATTTACGCACGATTACAGGAGATCCCCATGGCCTATATTGTGCAGCCCTTCGTCGACCTCTTCTACGTTGATGATAGCCTGGTCACACTCTACGTGACCGCCGGCTGGGTCCAGGCTACCGCCGCGCAAATCACGACGTGGCAGCAGAATGACCCCTACGTCGGACAGCAGAGCGCTCCTCCCGCTCCGCCGCTCATCAGTCCGACTCAAGCACCCGCTCCCATTGGGAAGGCCGCCATAGAACGACCCGAGAAAGCTCATTCCGGATCAGCGAAGAAGTCCGGTGCACGGCCCCAGCGAAAGAAGGGTACCGGCTCCGACGACGCAGCACGTCCACGGCACGTGATCCATGCCTAGTCTGCGCACGACCATGGCCGATCTGATCACGCAGGTTCGCACGCTGATCGGTGATGCCGGAGCGACCCACGTCTTTGATGACCAGGTGATCCAGGACGCGCTCGACTGCGTGCGCATCGAGCAGCGCTGGATAGCGCTTCGTCCCGTACAGAGCTTTCTGCCCGACGGTACGATGCTGTTCTATGACTACTACTCAGACACGCCGAATTGGGAGTCTGACATCAAGCTCCAGGACATGTCGTACAACGACATCACCGCCAATGTCGATCTGTCTGAAGACATCGTAGGACACTGGCACTTCCCGACGCAGCCGAATGGTATCGGTGTCCGCGCTACCGGCAAGACCTACGATGTCTACGGTGCGTCCGCCGATCTACTCGACTCGTGGGCAGCGCAGTTGAAACTGGACTTTGATTTCAAGTCCGGCACGGACCAGTATACGCGGCAGCAGAAATACCAGATGGTGACCGATCTGGCCAAACGGTATCGCGCGCTGGCGCGTCCGCAGCGCGGCACCCTCTACCAGAGCGACGCCGCGCTGGACCATGCGGGCGGCGGGGTTGTATACCCCGACGTGAGTGGAACATATGGCAATTAGCCTGTCCGATCTCGTCAGCATGCGGACAACCGTTACGGCCTTCTGTGCGGAGTCCGCGACCATCGCTCGAACCAACATCACGGTTGCGGCTCGGGTCGAGTGGGGCATACGCGAGTTTCATCCCGAGGGGATGACGACCTCGCTCCGCTTTCGCATCTGGCGCATCATCATGCCCGATCCCAGCGATGCTTCATGGTCCGGCACCGCCGTCCGCGCAGGCGATAGCATCACGATCACCGGCAAAGGCACATACGCCGTGCTGGATAGTATCAGGCCGACCACGTATTCGATGTCGACCGAGGTCACCGCTATCATGACGCGCGCCGCAGACGGCACGTACCCCATGCCGACGAACGCAACGGTGACGTTCGAGCAGACCGGCCTGAACGCAGCACCAAAGAAGACGGCAAACGTCTGGATCTATTGCGCGAGCTGCCAGCCACGCCTCGACGCCTACGCCGCTCAATGGAAGTGGGGCGCATACGTCGATCCGCTCTTCACCTACACAGGCGGTGGCGTCTTGCAGGCCGGCGACAAGATCCGGTGGCCGGACATCGTGCCGAATGGTGAGGCGACGATCGCGCGGCCGCAGCGCATCTATGGGATGTTTCCATTCTGGAGACTCTATTTCGTCCAGGTTGACGGCTAGAAACGAAAGGAGCTCAGAGCATGATCTATGAGCTTCTGGTAATCCTGCTGGTCATCATCATCATCGTCGTCATCCTGCGCGTCGCAGGCATTCTCTAGGCTCGTGGACGGATGGCGGGCGAAGGCGGGCCGCAGGCAGGAATGGACGCGCGAGGACTGGGAGGCCTACTTCGCCTGGTGCGAAGAGCGCGCCGCTGAGGGATTCGCGCGCTACCCGGAGCTGCGTGACGTCTCTGTTGCCCGACAGCAGCAAAAGACATCATAGACCTGATATCCCGAGGTCAATTCATCCAAACACGAGTTGCAGCACGGCTCAGGATGCATAGAGAGGACACCGGGTCGCTTGCACGATGGGCAGTCTCTTTGTCCCTGTCCATTCCACCCACATGCGTGACACCATCGTGGGCCTGGTGGCAGTTCGTCCTCATCCATTGCTCCAGTATAGGATCTCATTATGCGCCTCATCGTAGTCGACAATTTCGCGGACATCGCCGGCCATTTTGCGCATGCCGCCGAAGCAGTCAAGCCCGCAGTGCTCGTCGGCATGGCTGCTCATGCCCCGATCATCGAGCAGATCATGATCGACTCGGTGCGCAATTTTACTCCCGTTGGTGAGACTGGTCAGCTCCGAGACTCCACGGAAGGCCATACTGACATTCTCGCAGACGGCGCGCTCGTATCCGTCGATCAGCCGCTCACGGTTCCCTGGCGCGATCATGGAGACACGCCGCTAGCGTGGTTCATTATCGAGGGCACGGCAGAGCATCCGATTGACGCTCATGAGGGCGGCCCACCGCTACATTGGGTTGGTGGTAGCCTCGGTCCCGGAGACCACTTCGCGCGGCACGTCACGATTCCAGAACGACCGGCTGATGACTACGTCGCACGAGCCATGGAAGCCGCAAGTGGAATGATCGAGGCTGACATCGCCATCGCCGGGTACGAGATTACTGAGGCTGTGGCGACGGCGCTGAAGCTTTAGGTTCTTCCGCTAACTCTTTCAGCCAACGGTCGGCCGCAATATACATGGCGTCAGCGCCATCCATGTCGGGATTACGCCGCTCAATCGTCGCCACCCGTCTGTTGAACTCTCGGGCAGTTACCTCGAAGACAAGTTCTTCCACATGACCTGGCGCTCCCGATGACCGTCGGCCTCGAAGTTCGTATCGTCCTCCCGTGATAGGGTGCATGGCGTACGCCTGATATTGCATCGACACGACCCAGTATAAGCGAGTGATGCATGACGGTTCATACAGAGAGGGTGATCGGGCGTGGGCGATTTCCTAGCGCTGAGTGGTTCTACTGGCACGTTCCGCCATTCTGCCGAATGCTCGACCGATCCTACCTCAAAGAGTATGGATTTACCTGGGCGGAAGTTGCCGAAGATTTAGACCGTCTGCGCGATGAGTCTAGGATGTCTCGTTCAGCGGGTGGCTCATGACCGCCGACAGCGCGGTCATTACCGCACTCACGGGCCTGATACTCGACACTGGAGTCGTTCGTAAGACCACGTGTAGCGGAGCATCGCTACCCAATGCAGGCGCTGTGACCGTCAGTGTTACCAGCGCGGCGGGATTTGCGCCTGACGGTGTCGCATTCTTCGACGACACGCTGGGGGAAGAACCGCTCCATATCGCGTCGGTCGACTATGTCGCCAATACGATCACGTTCGACTTGCTCGGAGTCGGCTATACCGGTCTGCAGTTCACGCACGCCGCCAACGTCACCATCTACACGAACCTATTCGGCTACGTTCCGAATGAACTGGGGCCGTTGCTCAATCTGGGTGATGCGGTGATCTGGGTGCATGGTCAGTCCGAGGATGACACGCTCGCCACGATGAGTCCCCTGGCAAAGTTTATTGAGCAGTTCCGAGTACAGATCGTCTACTGCAGACTCCTCGTGCAGCGCACGCCCACCATGCCGTCGAATATCTGGGCCTATCGCCAGCAAACGAAGGCGCGAGCTGATCTTGAGACGATCGCTCAGGCCTTCAAAACCAACCGCCATCTGGCGCGTCCCGCAGGCACGGTAGGCGTCGTAACAGAATTGGGACGGCATGGCCAGACGGCTCCATCGCTCACCAAAGGATTCATGCGGCTCACCGACAAGATCGATGTTTCTCTCTTCGCGGCCACCATGACGCTCGAAGCCTACTCATTCGGATAAAGGGAATTACGCATGGCAACGAAGTATATCAGCGTGACCTTCCACCATAGCCACGGCGATCAAGCCACAGCGAGAATGATCGCTTCAGACCCAGTGCCCTGGAGGCCTGGCGAGACACGGCGTAAGACGGCAGAACAGGCCGATGAGATTCGGACTCACTTCGCCAGCCATCTCGACGGTCCTGAACCATGGTTTACCTTCAAGGCCGACGTTCAGTCGAACGCAAAGCCGAAGGCGGCAAAGCGACGTGTCCGGAAGGCGGCGCCAAAGCCCAAGCCGGCGCCCGCTGCAAAGGATGTCGTCGTACCTCAGCCGGAGCCAAGTAAGGACGAAATCATCTAGCGACGGACTACTCTAGCCGTCCCGCACAACCGCTCACCCATGCCCCAGGCGCTGCCGCGGGGCTTTTTCCATTTCTGGAGATACGAACATGGCCCCACAAGCTGCCTCCGGAGCCTTTAGTGTTAACGGCGTCGGGCTCGAAACCATCTTTAATACCTACGCTGCACCCACCTACTGGCTCTTCCCTGAAAGCGATACGACCGCCGTGATCTTCGATCAATTGGCGAAAGATGTTCAGAGCGGGAGCCTCAATGCGGCCAGAATTTTCCGCGTCCTGAAGGGAAAGATCACCGGGACATGGACCTACCCGCTCTTCGCCACGCATGGCGCACCCATCCTCCTCTGCGCGATGGGGAATGAGGCGACCTACATCGCGGCAGGCGCCGCTGATACCGTGCTCGCTGCCACTCCGGTCACGACCACTGCCGGCATAAGCACCATCAAAGTGACCAACACGGCAGGCGTGACGAACTATCAGTCGGGGAACTGGATTACCATTAATACCTCGACGGCGTCCGAAGCGCGTCAGGTGCTTACCGGCACCAATGCAGCGGGCGGGACGATCACGGTCGGCGCGCTCAAAGGGAATGCCACAGCCGCAGCCGGAACCGCCGTCCAGCTCATGGGACAACACAAACTGATCCAGAATCCTACGTCCCTCACCGTCAGATCATTCAGCCTTGAAGGGCAGTATGCCCTCCAATGGGCTTGGCAACTGGCCGGGTGTCTGGTGTCGAAGTGGAACTGCAAGGTCACCAACCAGCAGTTCCAGGTCACGACCACGTGGTCCGGCTCCAAGATCAACGGAACCATCACCGGCGCAACCGGCCTCACCGCCGTCAACCCCTCGACTGAAGAGAATTCGGACCTCATCCGTCCATTCGCGATCCCTGATTCCATGTTTGTGGGATATCAGGATCCGCTGCAAGCAGGCGGTGTCACCGGTACCTCAGTACAGGAGTCGATGGGCACGTACCTGACGGACTTTGAACTGGATATGTCGAATGCGCTCATCGAGGTCCCCTTCCATGATGGCTCACAGTACTACCGTGTCTTCCCCGGTGTCAAGGGACCGTCAACGATCAAGTACACCTACGTCATGGCCTCGGGACGCTTCTCAGAATTCCAGGATTACGTTGCCAACACCGCGAATACGACGATACCCTTCTTCGCGGGCGCGGCTTACAACACCGCGAATACGGGCGCGATGAACTGGAGGGGCGTGGGATTCTACGTCCCGAATTTGTTCCTGACCGTTGGGACGCCGCAGAAGGTAACCAACCAACTGCACACCTGCCTGGTCGAGGGCAAGCTAACCCCGCCATCAGGTTCCGGGGATTCCATCCAGACCTTCGTCATGAATGAAAAGTCAGTAGTTTACTAGGGTATGCGACATGCGTGTCATACTAGTGGCTGAAGAGTTTGGGTTGTGGCCCCACGCGGTCATGTGGGCACAGTCCATACCTTGACCACGCAGCGTGACATGAGCCACAGAGGAGCGCATAACGGCCGGTTGCCGCGCCCTCGCGGATCATCCACTGGTACCACTCAAGGAGCCGTAATGGAATATCCTTGCCCGAATTGTGGGTACTGCCCGACGTGTATGCGCTCGAATGTAGCGCCCTACCGATACGTGCCGACGCTGCACCCGTGGTACCCCCTTCCGTACTGGTGGACTACCCCGCCTATCCATGGGAGCGGGTCCGCCGTTCCCGCCGTCACGATTCCAGTCTCTACGACTGTGACCTACCGAGCGAACGAACCGACTGACGCGTAGTTATGAACCCCTGCCGACCTGGCAGGGGCTCGTGCATTTCAAAGAGGAGAGAACCTCGTGACTGACCCGATAGACACCTGGATACGCGATCCAGACAACGTTGCCACCGTCGCGATTCGCGATGAGGGCAACCCTATCTTCGTCGACGTGAACGGCACCGAGACGCGCATCATGGGACCACACAAGGCGTGGCCGGAAGACCACTTCGTCCATGTGAAGCGCTACGCCACCGAGGGCGACCGCCGCGCGGCCTCGGAGATCACCTGGAAGTCGGAGCGCTTGCAGACAACCGCCGGCGGCAACGCTGAACAGGTGAACTTGTTCATGATCTCGCTTGCGACGCTTGCCTCGTGTGCGTCGTCCATCGTCCGCTTCGAGGGCCGCGGCTTCACCGACCCCAAAACCGGTCGACCGTTGGAGCTTCCGCCCGAGGACCACAGCAGTGAAGCGGCGCTCAAAACGTCCATGCAAGCACGCATCGCCAAACTGGAACTTGTGCCAACGGACATTACGCAGTTCGTCGGGGCCTGGGTAGACCGAAACAGCAGCCCTTTCGCGCTGACAGCGAACGCGAACGGCTCAAAGAGCGTATCCGACTACCACACCATCGAGACCGCGAAGGCCGTCCGGACTTCCAAAACCGACGCGACCTCCAGGACGAGTTAGCGCGGCTTGGTGGCCCTGTCCATATCGTCAACGACCACGCAGTGTGCGAGTGGTTGGGCCTCCCGACGTGGGACCTCGACCGCAATCGGCCGGTCGCACCCTACCTGCCAGAGACGCTCGTGTCTGAGGTAGTCTGTGCCCTTGAAGTGCAGGACGAACTGATGACCGCGGCAACGGGTGATGCGGGCGCTACGGACATTCGAGGCCGTACCGGTCCGATCAAGCCGATGACCATGCTGGAGCACATCCAGGAACTGCAACGGCAGCAGGCAGCGCAGCAGGAGACCTAGGACTGATTGCGGTTCGATGAAATGAACAGCACCGCGACCAGTGCGAAGACGCCGAAAATGAAGCCGCCGACCGTCCAGGCCACCATGTCCCGGCCCTTGATGTGCGCGACCATCCCAGTGAGCGCCGCGCAGATCACCGCGAAGGCGATCAGCACGCTCCAGTCAATCGTCATCCCTTGCCTCCTGCTTCCTCCTAAGCAGACCCTACACCGTTTCCGCGCGCTTGTCTAGCCTGGAGTCTCCATGAACATCATCGGCACTGTCGCACAGATTACGTTTGCTGCTACCGGTGCCGACGCCGTCGTGGGTGACTTCGCCAAGGTCGCTGGGGCTGCCAGTGCCGGCGCGGCTTCAGTCGAGGCGAGTACGGCCAAGATGAACGCCGGCGTGGCGTCGTTTGCGAAGCTGGGTGCGGCCGTTGCAGCGGTGGGCATTGGTATCGGGCTTGTGTCGATCGACATAGCCAGCAAGTGGGAAACCACGATGCAGACGGTCCAGGGGAATACCCACGTCACCACGGCTGAACTGGACTTCATGAGTCAGCAGGTGATGCGGCTGGGCCGCGAATACCCCAAGAGCTTAAGCGACATCGCCTCAGCCTACGAACACGCTGCCAACCTCGGCTACCACTACCAGGACGCGAACGCGCTCGTGCTAGCCGGGATGAAGGACGCGGTGGCCACGGGCGCCAAGGTGGGCGATACCGTCAATACCCTCGGCACCATCATGAAGAATCTGCATGATCCAGTGAGCATGGCTGGGAGAGATATCGCGATTCTGTCGCAGGCCGCCGCGGAAGGCAATATCCGTCTCCCTGAGATGGTAAACAACTTCAACAAGGTGGGCGAGGTTGGGGGATCCATGCATCAAAGCCTGACCGAGGTGGCCGCCGGCTATTCGGTCCTGACCAAGGCAACGGGTGATGCGGGCGTCGCGCAGACTCAGTGGGTCAACATCCTGATGCATATCCTTGACCCGACCGCCAAGGCGAAGACGCTGATAGCCGAACTTTCTCAGACGACCGGCGTCGATCTGGTGAAAGCGCAGCAGGAAGCAGCATCCGGGCAAATGTCCCTCTCGCACTATATGGACCTGACGCGCGAGGCGACCCATGGCAATGCCGCCGAACTCTTCACACTCTTTGGTGGGCTACGCGGCGGTGCCGGTGCAGTCGCTCTCCTGGGTGCCCACTGGGCAGACTATGGCAAAACCCTGGCGGATTTGAACTCGAAGCAGATCCAGACGGGCTCCATCATGGACGACCTGTCCAAGAAAATGGGTTCTCAGCTCACCTCTCAGGTCAAGGTGCTTGGAAACGACGTGCAAGAGGCCGCGATCGCCTTCGGCACGATCTTTGTCCCGGCAGTACAGCAGGTCATCGAACCGCTTGCCAAGGCGGCGGGCGGAGCGACCGATTTCGCCAGAGCCCACAAGACGCTGGTCGGCGACATCGGTAGCGGCGCCGCCGTTCTTCTTGGCCTCGGCGTCGGTATCTGGGCCATCGAGAAAGCGCTCAAAGCGGTAGAAGCCGCGACTGTCGCAGTCCGAGCGATCATGGGCGCCGGCTGGATTCTCGACGTAGCGCGCGGCATGCTGGGCCTCGAAGCAGCCACAGCGGCAACAGCAGTGGGCGAAGTCGCGGTCGGCACGCAAGCAGCGGCAGCATCCGTCGAAGTCGCCGGTCTTGGGACCATGGTGGAGCGAACCAGCGGACTGCTCGTGCCGTATCAGGCGAATCTATCAGCGGCAGCAGTCGAAGAGACGGCGGTCGGCGCCGCAGCAGATACTGCGGCGATCAGTGTTGGCGCTCTCGCCGTCGGTCTTGGTCTCGTCACCGCCGCTATCGGTGGTGTGGTTATTGGCTGGAAGCAGCACGAGGCTGCTATGAGCTCGAACAAGATGCAGATCGGAGAACTGGATGCAGCGATTGCGCGCGGTGACACGGGACTTACGGGCTACCGCGATGCGATCGTTGCGCTTGGTCCTGCGTCCGCCGGAATGGCGTCTGGCCTGCAGAAGGTGATTGAGAAAGCAGATGACCATCGAGAGGCGATGAAGAAGCAGGCCGATCAGGCCGTCGCAACCACGATGCGGTTTGGCGATCTGAGCATCGGCTTGAAATCTACTGGCGACGCCGCGCAGACCATGGCGAAGTCAATCGACCCGTCAAGCGTCGCCGCGCTGGACAAACTCGCCAAAGCCGCGACTGATAGCCGTGACAAACTAGCGGCAGCGCTCTATTCGGGCGATACCGCTGCGCTACCTGCACTGACCAAGGCTGCTATCAAGGATGCAGAAGCCGCTCAGAAATGGGCTGATGCGCGGACGGCGGCAGACAAGTTGGTCGCCGGTTCATCGACCAACTCCACGGCTGAAATCCTCTCGAACCTCAAGCGGCTTGAGTCGGAGGGCTGGGCGCGGCAGGTGGACAATGTGACGGCGATGTCCACGGCCGTTATCGACCGGGTCAAGACGATGCGCGACTCCGTTGTTGCCTCGCTGCATGATGTTACAGAGGCGCTTGATGTCATGTCTGCTGCTATGGCTGTTCCGGCCTCATTACCGGCGCTTACGATGCCCGGCGGCTCCGCTATGGGCGCTGCGCCGCACGGCGTGAACGTTGCGGGCAGTCAAGCGTCCAGCGGTCCTGGAATGGCATCGGCGCTCTTCCCACCGGAAGCTATCGCCGCCATGGCTGCGTTTAAGGATGCTGTTGCCGCGCTCCCCCCGAATCTGCAAGGCGCCATGTCCACATTCACTGACGAGTTCGTCGCCAAGGTAACGGCGCTCCATAACACCGAGGTCGAAAAGCTGGCCGCTGAGAATGCCCGTGACCAGGCCAAGCGTGTTGAGATCAATTCAAAACTAGCGTCTGACCTCACGAAACTGTATGAGGCGGCAAACGCCAAGCGGCAGGCGGCGGATAGCGCATATTACTCGAAGATCCAGTCAATCAATGACGCTCATAATGCCCGTCTTGAGCAGATACTGACGACCTTCACGGCCAACTTCCAATTAGCGCTCACCACCTATTCCGGAGCCGTCGCTGCGCTTCAGACGAAGGCGCAGCAGGATATGACGGACCACAACGACAAAATGGCAGCCATCCTGGCGAAGGCGAATGCCGAGCTTGCCGCCGTCCACGGCAAGAATCAGCAGCAGCAGCGCGCGAATATCGAGGCATGGGCGGCCAACGCCGATGCGGCGGAGACCAAGAGATATGCGGGGACTGAGGCGAACATCAACCACCAGCTGTCGGGTTTGGGCGTGGTGCTTACCAATCACGTGACCGGCTATCAGAATACCGTGAAGACGCAGACGGCTGCTGCTGACGCTACTTGGCATAAAGGACTTCAAGGCGCGGCAGATGTACTCCTCAAGGCAAATACGGCCACGCAGACCACGCTGACGACGCATGTGCAAGCGACTCGGGATGCGGCACAGGTCGCGCTTGATAAAGAGACGGCCATGCACGAAAAGAATGTGGCCGCCATCCAGAAGGTCTTCGGCGACGCCGTTGCGAAACTGACGACGGGCATGGCCGCAATGACGACGGGCGCCGGCCTCTTCGATGCCGTCAAGAAAGCGGCGGATGATCTCGCCAATACGAGTCTCAAAGCGTTTGCGATGGCGCTGCTCGAAAATACGCAGTCCTTGGCGAATTTCGGGAACGGCGTGACGGAGACCGGTTCCGCCCAGCGCCATGAATGGGCAGCGAGCCGGCAGTCACTGGCCGATCTTCGAGACAAATCCATCCAAGCAGCCTGGGCATCAAAAGAGGTTGCCGATGCCATGACGCGCGCGACGCTCATCGTGGCGAAGGCGTCAGGCGACTGGTCGGTGGTCCTAGCTGCCGGCGCCAAGGCGGCTACAGACGGCATGAAGAACGCGCTTGACGGGCTCACGCTCGCGTTCATGGGCGGGAAGCAGAACGTCGAGGTACTGATCGCGTCATATCAGAAGTACCAGGCGCAACAAGATCGGCAGACTGCCGCGACGATCCAAGCCGAGCTCGCGCTGGGTCAATTCTCCGCCGCGCTGTCGGCGATCACGAGCAAGGTCAACGCGGATGTGACGAATGCTCTTGATGCCCTGGTCCTCCGGATACTCCACAAAACCTCTCCAGACCTTACCGGAATGCGACCGGCTGATACGTCCGCTTCGACCGCCGACCTCGTAGCTTCCTATGCAGCCGCCAAGAAAGCGCAGGATGATCTCACGCAAGCTCAGATCATGGCCGATCTTGCAACCGGTCAATTCTCCGCCGCGCTCAGCCTGATCACTTCCCAACTCACGTCCGACGTTAGCAATGCCTTTGACTCCATCGTCATATCCATCCAGAAAGGCATCCCGGTCACGCAGGATCAGATTGCTGCTTACAACAAGGCAAAGGCGGCAATCGATCAGAACACCGCCGATACGATTAAAGCTGATCTTGCAACCGGTCAGTTTTCAGCGGCGCTCTCTGCTATTAGCGGCCAGATCACCGGAAACGTCAACAACGCGTTTGACTCCATCGTGGTGTCGATTCAGAAGGGCATCCCCGTTACGCAAGCACAGATTGCGAGTTATGCCGCCGCGAAGGTGGCGCAAGATCAGTTGACGGCTTCGACGATTCAGGCCAATCTCAAAATAGGGAATTATGCCGCGGCTCAGTCGGCTACGGCGTCTATCCTCTCGAATAACGTCAACAATGCGCTGGCCAAGTACGCCTATGACCTCCAGAACCATACCGGCGACCTGAACGCCGATCGACAAGCCATTATCAATGCGAGCGCAGCCCAGAAGCAGAATACCGACGCATTGAAACAGGGAAGCGATCTCCTGCTCACCGCGGGCCAGCAATTTAGTCAAGGCCTTTCTGCTGCTACCGCTCAGCAGAAGGAATCGACCGGCGCCCTCTCGCTCTACTTCTATGACCTGGCAAACAACATCGCCTATACCGGGCCTCCGCTCTCTACGCTGGTCGATAACGTCAATTCAGCGAACGCTGCTACCGCTCAATATACGCAGGCGCAAATTCAGGCGGCGTATGCAGCCGGGAACGTCTTTGATGCGCAGCAGATGCAGGCCAAGGCCACCTATGACGCGGCGCTAGCGGCCTATGAGAACGCGAAGGCTGCCGGCGTCTCCGGAGCGGCCCTTGACACGCTCTTCCAGGCTGCGGTCACTGCAGGAACAGCGCTCGCCGCATTCTCCGATGCGACCAAAGAAGTCACGGACGCGATTAACAAAAATATCGCGGCCTTGGACCCGGCGACCAAGGCTCTGGGCGGCGTCGCTGCCTGTGGCAAGGGCGCTGCGACCAGTCTGTGCGCTTCATCGAACGCGAGCGCTGCCGGTGGCTACGGCGTTAGCCTGAGCGTTGGAGCGGGATCGGGAAACCCGCAGGTACCGGGAATGCCGAGCATCAGCGTGCCCAGCACGACCAGCGGTGTCCCCGGCGGGTACAAGCCGACCACAGATCCCTCTACCTCTGCGCCAGTGAATCAGATCAATCCCTACTGGGTTGGCAATTACAGCATGCCCGGCTACACCGTCATCACTGGGGGCGGCGGCGTGCAGGACTACGCTCCTGGCCAGCAGCTTCCAGCGGCGTACAAGAGTTTTCAGGGAGCTGATCAGGTTCCGGCGAACATGTGGCAGACGACGCCGATGACCTGGAGTGGGACCAGTATGACGCCGACGCCGCCATCCGGCTACGGCATCATGAACCAGTACGGCGGCTTCTACACATCTCCGAACATGTTCCCGCTCGGCGACATCTACAACGCGTCGCGTGCTGCGACGGTCGGTATCAACGTTGGGCCTCCAGGGCAGCCATACCTCGACCAGTTCGGAAATCCGATCGGTCCAGCACCTGCCGGTTATATGCCGCCTAATGTTCCTTATGGCGGCTCAGGTCAAGCAGGCGCGGGCGGCCCATTCCCGTATCCCGGCTACAGCACGGCTGGCGGCGGGCAGTACGGGACTGCCACTCCCTCTATGAACGCTGGCAGCCTGGGTGGTGGCCTGGGTGGGACCTTGCCGAGCACCGGACCGCCCTCGAGTACTGGTGGCGTCATCGGGACCAGCTCCACCGACCCAGCACTCGCGATCCTGCAGCAGCTCCTCGCGGTTGCGCAAAAGCAGCTGCTCGCCGATGAAACGGCTCTGAAGGATCAGCAATATGCGACCACGCTCCTGGCGCTCATGGCGACCATCAGCAAGATGGCCCGATCCGGACGCGGTCAGACGGTGGGCGGATTCTTGCCCTGGCTCAACGCGGGTGGGGACCTCGCGGCCTTGCAAAATCCGTGATGTCCAGAGGGATAGTTCACTATGGCATGGAAGATTCACGTCAAGCGCAAGCCGCCTGAGCCGACAACCGTTGAACTCCTGCAGGAACAGGTCAGATTCCTTCGAGAATTTAACGCCGCTCTCCGGAAGCGGATCGCTGATGAGCGGGCCAGGAGCGCTTATGCGGAAGAGGAACTTCTTCCACTGCTCCGTACCCTTGTGGACCTGAGCGACAGAAGACGTGACCGCGCCGCAGCGCAAAGCTCCTCGTTTTCCGCTTGGCTAAACGAGGGCAGCGTGGAAGGTCTGACGCAGTCCTAGTCGAGCGGTCCCATGCACAGTTCGGCCATGCGCCGCCATATAGTCCCCTGCGCGGAGGGCCGCCATGGCTAATCCTGGAACACTCATCTCTAGTTCAACGCTGCCAGCTGGCGGTGCTCCCTGGGGAGCGCACGATGTCCAAAGACATCTATTTCAGCTGTCGGATCTTTATTACCTAGCCCTATGGTCCAGTGGGACCAACTTGTACCGCAGTCACTCCGCAACCGGCGCATCTTGGGCAACGCCTACCAGCATTATCGCTACCCCAGCGACGACGCTCCCCCACTGTATCGCCCTCAAGAGCGCCAATGTCATCAGCATCTTCTATCTCAGTGGCGCGCAACTCTATGAGATTCAGATCACCTGGAACGCCTCGACGCATGCCGTCACGTCCACGATCATCACACCGAGCCGCGCCCTTCCCGCCAATGTCGTCATGCCCACCTACATCGACGGCGTCTGGGATGCGACGCGTTCGGTCTGGCACATCGTCTACGCCGCCACGACCACCACGAGCGCCCTCCACAACATCTTTCTCAATGCGTTCAGCGATGGCACGGCAAGCGTTGCGCCCACCGTCCAGTGGGCCGCCTACCCGGTCATCTCAACCTACGCCGCAGTCAACGTCGGCGGACTCGGCGTATCCGCTTCCAAGCGCCTCAGAATCCTGCTCTCCGGCGCGAAGATCTACCTCACCTACGGCAGCGATTCGGGCACGGGAACGATACTCCTTCCCATCACGGTGGGCACCTCGTCCTATGCGGTTGGTGTGCCGGAGGTAGCCTACGCGGTCGGTTGCGAGCACACCTCCGAGTTCGACATCAACGGCAACGTCGATCTGGTGCTATTTGACCCCAGTGGAAGCGGCTACGGTGTGCAAGGTTCTGCCGGCGTCTGGAGCGGCGGTTCGACCAATCAACCATCAGTTGTTACCCGTAAGAGGAGTGGGAACAATTTATATTCGTCGATTTCCTCGCTCTACGGGAACACGGTCACTACCACCGTGCATCCCGGCACGGCCTATAACGCGGCCACCGGCGACCTCTACGTCTTCCACGAAGTCACGGCTTTCCAGAGCAATGGTGAGATTTACGAGGAGGCACGGGCCAGCGGCCTGCTAATCGCCGCTCAAAACATCGCAGGCGGCGACGCAGGCGGCTACAGCCACGTTTCTGTGGCAAAGAACACGGATTCCAGCGGCAATGCCGCCATTCTCTACGTTACCGGAATCGCGGCTCCTTATAGCCTCTATTTTTACAAGGTCACGGGCACTGGGAGCGTGCCGAGCACGCCGGTCAATACCGCGCCCGCGAACGCCGCCGCGACCAGTACCACGCCGTCGTTTGCCTGGACCTATGGTAACCCAGTCGCCAGCGATGTCCAGCTCGCGTATGACCTCCGCGTGACCAGAGTCTCGGATAGCGTCGTCATGTGGCGCTCCGGCAAGGTCACAAGCGCCCTCTCATCCGGCATCGTCTACGGCGCGGTGAGCAATACCGGCGATGGGAACTACGTGGCGCCGGCGACGCTCGTCACCGGCATCCAGTACAACTTCCAGATCATCACGTACGACACCGCGAAGAACCTCGCAAGCCCACTCTCAGCCGCCACGACCTTCACGCCGGCAGCAGCACCGACTACTGCCGTCACCGCCATTATCACCGCGCCCGACGGCACGCTCTCCAGCAGCCCGAGCGCGATTACGACCAATGTGCTGGACATCCAGTTCACCTACACGCAGACGAGCGGCAATGCAGGCGACCAGTGGCAGTGGACGCTCTACGACGTGACCGGCACCACGCAGATTGCGCAGAGCGCGTGGATTCCACTGGCCATGGCCTCGGGCAACACCTATACGAGCGCGGACCAGACCATATCGCAGTTCATTACCGCGACGAATTATCAGCTCGTGGTTACGGTGCGGGATGGAACGACGCTCCTGACCGGTGCCTCCGCGCAGTGGCAGATCAACGTCGCCTTTGCGCCGCCCGGCATCGCCACCGGCCTCACGGTCGTCAATCAAGACGATCTCGGCTACATGCAGCTTGCTTGGACGAATGGCGCAAATACCGCCAGCGTCAATGTCCTGACGCGGCCCAGTGGTACTTCAGCGTGGGTTACCATCCCGGCACCGGCCGGCGCGGCTCAGCCGCTTACCTCGCTCAAGGTGTTCGCCTACGTCAATCAGTCCTATGACTACGGCATCCAGACGGTGAGCGCCCTTGGTGCGACCGCGGCGATTACCATCTACACCAACACCAAGCTCGGCCTCAAGGCGGGCGGCATGTGCGGGCACTGGTACAACCTCTCCACCGACCCACTGGGCACGAGCGTAGCCTTCGGCGGCGTGGTCGACTGGACCAGCGTCTCTCAGTGGACGCACGTCGAGGATGCGGCGCGTGCACTGCCACAAGGTCGCTCCGAACCCATTACCAGTTATGGCCTGGCTGATTTCTGGACGGCGATCGGCCGCAAATACTGGATTCCACAAAACGACCTGTGGAGCACGCCGACGCTCGCCAGTACGGTGCTGGCCACCATTCAGAAGATCAGCCTATCACACGTCGAGGCGCTGCACCGCGACCCGACCGGCAACTACCGCTACGTGCTGGTGGAGAACTTTCAGCCCGAGGTCGCTGATGCGTTTCATTCAGTCATTACGATGGATCTTCACGGGAGCGGAAACACTATCCTACCCGTGATCCTTTCGGCGCTGTAGCCATGCAGAGCACTACAATCGCCGCGCAGCACAACCCGGCTGGTTTTTCCGGTACCCAGGTAGCCAACGTCATCAACCGAGTAGGAGGCTCGGCAGTAACCGAGTCCTTCCGCATCCAGGTCGTCAACCCCTTGACGCTCAATCCTGTCAACCTCGGATCGTGGGGGACTGCCGGCGCCGATATCACCGCGCTGACGGTGGACAATGACACCACGCAGGGCGTGCATCGCAGCCTTTCCATGACGCTGCGCGAGCCTTCGCTGACGGATCTGAATCCGCTCCTTCACGCCATCCAGATTTGGTGGCAGTACTATTCGAACGACGGCAAGACGCTCTTCTTCGAGGCCTGCATCGGTACCTTCCTGATTAAGGGATTTCAGAGAACGCTGACCGATGCCGTCAACTGGTGGCAGCTCTCGGGCCTCGACCATACCGTCCTCTTTTCGCAGATCAATTTCCTCAACGGGTTCGCCATCCCGCAAGGCACGCTCTTCACGATCATGGCGAATACGATGCTGATGCAGGACGCGACGCCGCAGAGCTTCGGCGGCCGGCTCCTGGGCAAATCCTCAATCTCCGCCTTCCCCGTTAACATACTTCCCACAGAGCCCGCGCCGACCGTCGCGCTCGTTGCGGGCGGATCGCTTGCGGCTGCGACCTGGAATTACGGGTACACCTATACGACACCGCTGGGGCAGACGTCACTCAGCACGGTCTCGGCAAATATCACGACGTCGGGCACCAACCTCTCGGTTGCCGTGTCGGCCATACCGGCGCTTCCAGCGGGTACGTCGGGCGTCAATATCTACCGCCGTCAGGGCACCGGCGCCTATGGCCTGGTGCAGGCGCAGGCAACAAACGCGAATTGGACCGATATCGGGGCAACGGCCGGCGTAGCCCCTCCTGCCGGAGATAGCTACGCCTACTACGTCGTTATGCCCGGTGACGGCGCACGCTTCTCGGTCGGTGCGAAAGTTTTGTTCACCTATACCACCCCGATACCGGCACCGTCTACGGCACCGACCGCAACGATCACGGCAGGCGGAGTCCTAGGCGTCTACGGGTTCGAATATCAGGTAACCTTCCTCACTTCAGCCGGCGAGACAACAGCGGGCCCAACGACCGTCGAGCGCGATATCAGCGGCAGCGGGCAGAACGCGATCGCACTAACCAACATCCCGACCAGCATGTTCTCGCAGGTCATCGGACGCCGCATCTACGGGTCGCAGGCACCTTACGGCGGTCCCTTTGCCACCTGGAACATCGTCACTACTATCAACGACAATACGACGACGGCGTATACGGACTATGGCGCGTGGCAAAAATCCAACGTTGCTCAGCCCCCGCCGACGACGAACACGACGCCCGGCGGCACTGAGACGCTCACCATTGCCGCTATCGGCGGTGACTATATCGCGTTCACCACGACTCCGATCGCCGCCCATGCCATGGGCGACATTATCACGACCATCTGGCCGGATGCGCATAATCCGGGCGCAACGCCGGCAGGTCTGGACGACAACGGCCCAAACATCCCCGCCTCACGGATCGCCATAACGCCGTCGACGCTCTCCACGACAGCGCCGCTCATCTATGACCGCAAGGCGAACAAGCTCGCGACCTTCAACGCCATCACAGCGGCGTTCAACTACTGGCCACTCTGGTTTGACGAGGTGGCCGTTGCCCGCCTCCAACCGCAGCCCTACTTCTCAGCAGCATTGCCCGCTATCGGTTGGACGTACCACACCGATCAGAACAGCGTCATCATCCCACCGACGCAGCAGGTCATCGATTTCTCAAAGCTCTGGAATGTGGTCGTGGTGGAGTGTGAGCCGGCAGGCGGCGGCGCGCCATTCGTCAGCATCAAGGCCAACATGTCACAGCGGAGCATGATCAGCCTACCGATCTACGGTCAGGCTCAAGACCGCTACGTCAGTGATAACGCAATACCAGACCAAGCGAGCGCGGACCTACGCGCGTTCCTGGAGCTCCAAGCCGGTGCTCTTGCGGCAGACGTTGTTACCTTCCAAACCGTCATAAATCCACTCACGCAGTCCCATGATGTCTACGATTTTTCTGTCACACGGCAAGGAGTCGTCGAGATCACGAGTGCTGGGCTTCCTTATCTTGAGGAAGCCTGGACGATCGATGCAATTGCGCGACAAATGACGCATCGTTGCGGCCACGCGATTCCTGTATGACGTCTTCTGAGTAAAGGCGCAGGTAGGCAATGGCGGCTTTCAGTCGCTCAGGGTCATCGCGGAATGACCCAAGCCCGACATTGCACAGCATGCCACGTACTCTGTGACGCTCAAACTTTGGCGTCTGCAAGCCAATTCTACCACGAGGATAATCTACATGCCAGCTATAGAGAACACCACCCTGTCCATCAAAGTTCATCTCGATACAGACGAGGCGCTGCGGAAGGTCGCGGAGATCCGGAGAGCGCTCGGGCGAGTGCTCACATTAGCTCAAGCCTGCACGTCGAACGGCTACCTGTCCGGCATCAAGTGCCCGCACTGCGCGCAGTGGTTTAATCCGACGCAACCACAGGAACTGGCCTAGGAATCTCCGCTAGCGCTCGCCATCTACCCATCACTTGCTGCGCGGCTGCCAAGCACGATCCAGCTGCAACTGCATCAGAGATTCTTCCATGCGGATCAGGTGTTTGAACACCGCGCCTAGATCCTGCATCGGCGCATAGATAGTCGTATGATAATCGCCGTCCTCATGCGACAGAGTGAGCACCATTTCGCCGTCTGCAAGACCTATCGTCAGATCAACTGTGCGTCTATTGCCGTCGTGTGCCGTAACGTGCTCGACCATCACTCCCAGTATAGAGGGGAACCTACATGGCCGGTCCTGGCAATCTTCCCGTTGGCGCTGAACCAGATAACGTCGGAACGCCGGTTCCTCACGGACCACCGCGGTATCTCGGACCGCCGACGAAAAGCCACCTCGCACAGGTCGGGCCGTACGTGGAAAAGAAGTTTCTGCCACAGCTCCATCCCTGGAGACGCGGCACACTCATAACGCAGGGTCCCACAGCGACAACCGTCCTGGTCGCGGGCGTGGGCGAGCAGGTGGCGGACGGCTATCCCTACGACGTGCTCTGCACCTATAGCTCACCAACGGTCGGAGCACTGGGCGGACCGCGAGTGGGCGATGATCTGCACATGGGTCACACCGGGACTGAGAAGCAGTACATCGCGGGCTACTTCCCCAAGAAAGGGACTATTCCTGCCCCACTCGTCATCCCGCACCTCGAACACGGCACGGTGTCTGCAACGGTCACGAGTGGCAACTGGGTGAGTCAATCCGTCACCTTTGGCACGTCATTCCTCACTGCCCCGAGCGTGACGGCGACGGTCGTGACAACGGTCTTACAAGTGACGACGGCAGGCGCCAGTACGCAGGCCATCACCATTAGCCGGAGCACCACCGGCGCGGTCATCGGACTCTATAACCCGACCGGTGCTTCGCTGATTATCACCGCTGATTGGATCGCCGTAGGAATTTGATGTTACGCCGGCCTCTTACATCGCAGGTCGTGCCGGAGTCGGCGTGCAGGGATAGATGCCGCACCGCAAGTCGATGGTTGGCACGGTTGCTACCGGCGTCCACGTCGGCACGGCGGTTGCTGTCGGGCGAATCGATGTTGCCGCGATCCTGACCTTCGCACCGATGGTCGCCGTCGCTCGGACACGAAAGCTCAGGAATCCCGCGCCGTGACTCGCCGCTGGCTGTGTGGCCAGAACCACAGTGATCG